AAACCAGTTGACGGCCCGACCAGTCTATGGTCTATGCGCCGCCACGGATGGGCGTGTAGCTCAGCGGGAGAGCACTACGTTGACATCGTAGGGGTCACAAGTTCGATCCTTGTCACGCCCACCATCCAATCAATTGATATTAAAGGCCTTTCGAGAAATCGAAGGGCCTTTTTACATAGTGGCCCTCAGGTTCATCAAACCTGCGATATTGCTTGACCCCTCCCCCGATCTCCGGAATCTATAACCCGTCCCAGGGCGGCGGACACATCATCGACCGAATGCGGCACGGTCTCCAACACGAGAGCGAACCCGCATGCCGGCGATCCACTACCTTTCCGACTTCAAGCTCCCAAAGATCGTCATAGTCTGCTCTTGCGGGAGACGTGGGGAATACGACCGGGACCGGGCTATCGAGCGATACGGGAATATCGAAATCCGAGAGTTCATAGCGATGAAGGCGAAGGCCTGCCATCTGCGCAATGAAAACCACAACCTGAACAAATGCGGGGCCGGCTGCGACGATCTAATGTATATGTTTCAGGCAGCACCGTTTACCGATGGATGGCGGGATAAAGATTGAAGCGTTGGGATTTCGAGATCGGCGGGCTGGTGTTTGTGGGGCTGTTCGCCATCGCTATCCTTATGCTCGTCGCAAGCCTCGTGGGGCATGTGCTGCAGTTTTTCGGGTTGCTGTAGCCCACAAACGCAAGGGCACAGGGCGAGGCTGGAGAGATGCGTGGTTATCGATCGGCGCGCCTGATCTCGCGATGGATGCGAAGCTCCTCCCGGATGCGGTCGAGCTCGATCGCCATTGTTTCGGTCGCTCGAGTGCGGCGCTCCTCGACATCGATCGCTCGATGCATGGCCGCTGTATGCGCCTCTACGGCCATCGTTGCCTTGTTCAGGGCGGTAGGGTCGACAATGACCGCCGCAACCTGCGCCGCCGAGGGAGAGGTCGCAGGAGAGTTTTTCTGCCCCTGCCACAGCCCGAAGTACCGAACGGCGAAGATGACCGCCAGCACGGCTCCGAACGTGATCAGCGCCGGCGCCGGGAGATTAGCGAGTTGATCCATTCCTGATTTCTCCCTCGTCGTGTGCCGCACGGTGAATGTTGACCAGCTCGCCTAATGCGAAAAGCGGATAAATGGCGAGCCATGTCGAGACGACATTGGAGGAAGCAAAACCATATGAGATGCCTGCCCAGATAACGCAGCCGATGCCTGCCGATATCTGCCTGATCTGCGGTGTGACCTTCTTCCGAGCTCCGTTAACGATAAGCCCGATGATTCTGAGGATGCCGATCCAGAACATCGTCCACCCGAGGAAGTCTTCCGATATCAGATGCCGGAATGAGACCCAGGCCGGTTGATTGAATGTCTCGGTCGGCAGGAGCAGGATCGAACCGAACAGGATCAAATGCCCGGCCATAAACCACTCCATCATGCGCGGGCCAAAGCGATGCTGGATCCTTATCCAGATGCCTGGCCCGAGATAACCGTCAGTCATCTGGTGTTTTCCTTGTTGGCGATTTCATGCTTCATCAGCGCTGCAAAGCTATCCAGATCGATCGAGACGAGCGTTCCCGCTCCATTGGTGCGGAAGTAAACCAGACCGTCCGATATCCTCTCCACCGCGTATGTGATGCCGTTGCAGCCCATGTAGGACCGCCCGGCGAGGATGTCGGAGGAGTTCATCGCGGCGTTTCGTATGACTTCTTGACAGTCCCGTAGTGCTCGGCGCACCACTTGATCCGCGCGTTCTCATTATCGCGCACCACTTCCCACCGGGCTTGGGAGTGGCGGAACTTCTCGCCGATCTTCGGGATGACGGCCGGCATCTCCTCCGAGCAGTAGACCGGCCAGTCTGGAAGCGAAACGCGGGCCTTGGTGACAGCCTCCTGCGACTTCGCCGCATTGAGCTTGTCCTGAACGGACTGGCAGCCGGCGAGCAGCAGGCACAGCAGGATCAGCGAGCGCGCCATTTTTCGTCATCCTCGTTCCAAGAGCAGCCGTCAGCCGTATCCGCGGCAATCCGAGCCTCAAGATCAGCCCGCGCCTTGTCTCTTGCCCGCACAGCAGCCTCAGCACGCTTGCGAGCGTCTTCGGTGATCTGTGAAGCTAGTTCCCGCTGACGCCGTTCCTCGGCCAGCTGGGCGGCTACAGCGGCGTGTTCCGCCTCGGATACCATTTGAGCTTCTTCGGCGGCGCATTTGGCCGTCATCTCCCGGCGGATAGATGCGTCATGAGCAGCGAGCCACAGCGTGAACCCGAGATAGGCAGCCACGCATAAAGCAGCGCCTCCGACGAGGGAGGCGACAAGACGGCCGGTTTGGGTGGAGAGAAGCCAACCGAGAACCGCCGTCATGGCTCCACCTTTACCGTCGTGTCTGCTGAGCCTTGGTCGATCGCCTGTTGCGCTATCTCAGTCTTGCGCTCGACGTTACGCTCCCAGACCGCGCCGAAGACGTAGGAGCCGATGATCCCACCGATAAGCAGGATAAGGTTCATGGCGACGGTATCGCTGAGCGCGATCGGGCGCCCCCAAACAGCTAGGTAGGTGACCAGCAGACCGCTCCACAGAAGCGAAATGATGATGATGCGGCGGCGGACCGCCCAATCCGGCGAGGCTTTGTGATCCATGAAGAACTTCATGCGAGGTGCGCCTTCACTTCCGCCCGCATCTTGTCACCACAGGCCTTAGCGCCGACGATCGACGGATCGAATGCCAAGCGCGTGAAATCCCATTTGCCGGCTTGCTGAATGCCAAGGTTTGGCTGCACCTCGGCATGAGCCAGGATCGTCTTGTTGGTGACCGGGATCTTGTAGAACTCCGCGAGCTGCGCGATCACCTCCATCGCGACATCCCATTGAGTTTTTGTCATAGGATAGCGGCCAGCCTTGAATGGGCTCTCGATCGCGCCAGCCATGCAGGCCAGGGAAACGCCGATCGATCCGGTGTTGCACGCGCGGGTATGGGCGGCATAGTCATCGTCGGCTGTGTTCACATTGTCGGAGATATCGTGATCGCCTTTGATCACAGTTCCGTCGCCCTCGATGATGAAGTGGTAGTGCTCCTTATCCAGAGCCGACGCTTTGTGCGCGCCAGCACTCCAGTGGGCAATAATGCGCTGCATGCGGACAGGCTGAAGCCACGCCGCGGGGATGCGTCGATTCATGGTGGTTTCCTCTTGTGGTAGGAATAGAAAAAGGCCCACAAAGGAGCCTGAGACATTGAAGATTGCGGAGTTACGCTTTTCCCCGGATCACCTTTCGCCTTATGTATCGGCGAATAATCATGTTGATGGTGCGCCCTATTGGATGGCTGCAGGATTTATAGACAAGCCACGCAAACGCCCCTGCACGGGCATAACCGCGCCCGCTGGCATGCAGCGCGTCATCCCAGAACGTCTTTGGCAAGACGGACGCGGTATGAAAATAAAACCTGTGACTGGGTGAGCGGCTGGCGCAGCGGATCAAGGTCCTTGCGAACAAACCATAACGGTAATGTTGACCGATGGCAGAATTCACTATCCCGAAGATAACGATCGGGGTCGTTGCCGGGAACCACACTTCCTTATGGAAGCGGTCTGATATCAGCGTCTCAAACTTGATGTCGTAGAACTCGCTGTCCTCGACGTCGCTTTCTCCGTGCCACCATAGGCAAACATCGATCTTATCGGCGCCAATCGCCGCGAGGGCGGCTTCGACGTTCATTTTGGTCGGCGAATACAGGTCTGGAGACGGAGGATTCGGCAGCCAATGCGCTATAGGCGTTCCGCCGCGAGCAACAACAATCACATAGACATCGTCGTTCGGGCGCTCCTTGGCGGCTTTCGCTGCAAACGCCCATGCGGTGTTCATGAGATCGGGAGCCGGCTTGACGAATGCTTTCCCTAAAAAGAATGCGTCATTGTCCCAGATATAAAGGTTCGGCGGAACGTCCCACGTAGGGTGCGGGCTCCGTCTGAGCATATTGGACTGTCCGAAAGCCCCAATGACGAATTTCCCGCGCTTCATTCATTCCCCGCAGATGCAACCACAGGGCGTTAAAGCGCGGGTGTGGTGATTGGTCAATCCTCAGATTTCGCCGTGGATGATTATCAGGGACGGATTATTCGGAAGACAGCCCCACGAGTTTGACCTCAACATTGCCCCTTTCCACGTCCTGCACGAGCGAACCCTCTGGGTCCATGAAGAGAGTACCATTCGGGTTCGTCCGGTTGCTGATCACATACCCTTGCTCTTCGTCAGCCGTGATGACGTCGAATACCTCGTTGCCATCCAGATAGACCTTCATGGTTTTGCCGGCTTCGCGCATCTCGTCATAAGCCGCGCGGCCTGGATCGTTCGGTGATACTGAAATTCGCATCTGACGCCCCTCTAACAGGCTATGGCAGTTGAACAACGAAGATTGGTCCTGAGAGCAGGTTTAGGTTCTGCCATCAGGACAATTCGCTTCATCTCTCCCTCGCGGCACCAAACGAGGCCAGCTGGATTCCATAATTCAAACAACCTTGAACGCATCGCGTTACTGGCGCCCGTGAAAAAATAAAACAATGGCTGCGACATCTCTGGATGCCTCCTCAGTTCGTGTCGTAATTCACGCTGACCTGGATAGTCGACGTGTTCGTAAATGACGCATCCGTAAGAATAGCGCTTGACGCGGCACCACTTTGGAAAAGCTGGATCTTGTTGGCGATAGCGAAGCCCTGGATGATGCCGGTCAGACCAGTCATGCTGATCCATCGTCCGACGTTCACCATGCGATTCGGCGCTACGATTGCGCCGCCAGGCAGGCCGTTAATTTCCGCCGCTCCTGTAGAGGAGCCTTTCGCTGTGAGCGTGATGGTGAGATCGACAAAATATCGGCGACCGATACGTGTATATGCTCCAGATACAGCCCCGTAGGTCATGCCGACAGCCGCGCCGCCGAATGTCAGAGTTGGTGTAAAGGTGCCTTGCTCAAAAATGGGTATCTGACCCGACCTCTTGGTAAAATTCTGATAGGCCATCTTTCCCAGGAAGAGATACCCATCGCCAGTCGGGTGCAACGTGTCTTCCCATTGTGCGAGCGGCAAGCGTCTGGTGTTGACGAACGAACGAAAGTCGGCGTCGTGACTGGTGATGCGCTGTAGGTATTGCTGAAAGTTCTCATAGATCGGGTTGGAATTCACCGCCGATCCGACGATGCTGAAGTTTATGATTGGCGTCGTCACCGGGAACCATGTCTCGACTTGGAGGCGCTGTGATACCAGCGCATTATAATCGTCGAAATAGGTGCTTGGAGCCGCCGCGTCGTTCTCGCCTTGCCACCAGAGGAAGACATCAATCTTCGTCAGGCCAAGAGCGGCAAGGGCAGCCTCAACGTTCGCCTTTAGCGCCGCATACATATCCGGAATAGGACCGCCCGAAAGCCAATTGGCAATTGGCGTTCCACCTCGAGATACGTCTATAAGATATACAGGGCGAGTAGGCATCTCCCGAGCTGCTTCGGCCGCGAACGCAACGGCAGGATTTCCCCGGTTCAGCGGTGCGGCCGTGAATGCGGTGCCTGTTGTCGTCAGGAAGGCTGCGGGCGAGATCGACAGATCATAGTTATTCCAGACGAATAGATTATCTGGGCGCGTCCAAGCCGATGATGGAGACAGCCGGGCCATGTTGGATTGGCCGGAGGCAACGATGACCATCGGCTTTTTCGAATTGGAAAGGTCTGTCTCATACCCGCCCAGAAGCTCCCTGATCTGGGCCTTTATCGGCTCATCCGGGTTTGAAACGGGGCCATCCGCGAAGACTTCATCAGCGGTCAAAGGCATTCACATCTCCATGGAAAATGGCTCCGGCATGAGACCAGAGGTGTAAAACGTTGATGTTTTGGTGGGTCAGGTGACGACAGTCGTTACCGATGCTTGGGATGCTGAGGGCACACCTGAGATGTTTTCTGAGCCGCACCAGTATTTCCAGGTGCCCGCTCCAGGTGTGTTGTTGAACGAAATAGTCTGGTTCGCAGTCACGGCATATCGAGCTATCTCGGTAGCAGCTGCCCAGCTTTGTGCCGTGGTACCTCGCTTGAAGATGAGATAGCGGGTGTTATCGTTCGCCGCGCGCGCACTTATGGGAACCGTCGTGACGCTGTTAGGCGCGGTGAAGTTCGTTGGCGTTCCCGGCGCGACCGGATCAACGGTCGAGGTGACATTGGCGGTTGCGGACCAGTTGCTATATGTGCCCTTCGCCGTGATGAAGGCCACCTGGACGTCCAACGCCTTATCAGATGGCACGACGTTGGTGTTGAGTTCGATAGACCCGCCGGACGGATCAGCATCAGGGAATTGCTGTTCGACCCATGCGCCTGGGTTTCCCGTGCCGTTGTCGACAAGACGATAGCGCACCGATGGAGTTAGGCTTTCATCATTTGGGTCATTGATGACCACGCGGATGTAAACGCTTTGGCCGTTGGCCCGCGCTTGTACGACGCTGATGACAGGCGTCACAACACCAGACGCGCTGGGGATGGGGGGGACGGGCGGCTGTTGGCCCTCGTCGATCGCCGGGCTCCATGCGTCGATATCATCCGGATGCTGCACCATATCCATGGTGTAGCCCCCCTTGGTGATGGCGAGGATCGAGCGCTTGTTCTCGATCACCTTGCCATTCAGACGAGGGAGCCGGATTGGCGTGTCGAGGCGGTTCCAGCGGTAATAGATGGCATTGGTGCCGGAAAGACGGACGTCCAATTGCCCGCGTACCTTCTGGCGCTGCCTCAACCACTCACGTTTTCCAAGTCGACGAGCCTGCCGCCATTGCTGGACAGCGGCATAATCCGCCTCGGCAGCCAGAACTCGCCCTGCCTTCAGTTGTGCGTCTGTATCCTCGAAATAATCCGTGTCCGTCGTCGCGTAGCCCGTCGCCGGGTAGTTGAACGTCGGAATGAGGCGGTTGACCTCGTCCTCAGGCAGCACGTCATAATCGATCCGGTGGCCGACAATGTCGCGATCGGTCAGCACTCCGCAGCGGCTTTCCCGGAACTTGCCAACCGTCAGGATGCGGGCGCCGTCGCCGCGGTTGACCAGATGCCCGTCACAAGCCGCCAGGAGCGCGTTCAGGAAGGCTTTCGGGTCGTTCTCAGTCGTGTCCCAGAGATTGCTTTGATAACGCTTCTCTGTGCCGCCACCCGCCAAAGCGACGTCTTCATCGCAGATATTCGCTTCCTCGATCCACATATCGAGGACTGGTAGAATGGCGTTCTGATAGTCAAGGCGGAAGCCAAATTCACTGAAACACAGCCACCAGATGATCTGTAGCGCCGTGTTTTGCGTCCATTCCCATGTTTCCGGGTCGTCAGGATCCTGCGCAGGGTCGCGCGGATCCCAGCAGGCCGCATCGTCGCTCTCCACCGACAGCATCGGAATGCCGTAGGGGAAATATTTGTTCTGGTTCTTCGCCTTGGTGGCGTTCGCCTTCATGTAGACCGAGGCCTGGCCGTCGCCGCGGTGCGCGTTCGTCCAAAGACCTATCCCCGAGAAGGCGGTAACAGCTTCGGCATAAGCCGTCTCTGTGGGCAGCCCCAAGCGATACCGGATCAGAACATTATTGTCGTAGCGGTCGGAGCCCGACGAGGCAGTGCCGCCACCCGGAGGAACGGTCACCTCGTCATCATGAAGCCAAAACCGGTTGACGGACTTGATCCGATGCCCACGCAGCGCCTGGACCGCATGAAGCTCGGAACTGCCATTGCTCTCCCAGAGCATGAACGCGCCGGCCGTCCGGTTCCGGCCCACGCCAAATATCCGGTATGGAATGGCCTGCTGCATCGGCAGCTTGCCCTTCTCCGGCTTCGGAGGCTTCGGCGCCATCATCGCCTGCAGGCCGATCGTCAGGGCCGTGGTGGCGATCGCCGACGCTATCGATGCATAGGTTATCGTGGTCGCACCGATGGTGAAGCCACCTGCGCCCAGGACGGCCGTGAACAGCGGCGTAAAGATCGGATCGCGCAGGTTCGGCTTGTTGAAAGACGCCGTGCTCGACCAGAGATCAGCCTCCCTCACCCGGCGAAGGGTCTCCTCCGATGAGTGGTTCTCGTATCCGTTCCGAAGGCTCACTCTGCAAGCCTCCACACGGCTATGGTTTCAAGGCGCTTGCCCACCAATCCGGCGCGGCCGAGTGTCACCCAATTCGGTCCGAAGCGGATTGCGCCAACCTCTTTGAAATCGCCTTCCAGCCCCACAGGAGCCCGCACGCAGCCGATATCGCCGTCCTGCGGCTCGCTGACGCGAACAAAGCCCAGCGGCTCCAGACGGCCAGCCATGAACGCAATGTGCCCGCCGACGGCGTCTACGATGGCCTGCGCGCTTTTTGGGAACGCATAGGTGCCTCGAAGGTCGGCAGCCGGATCAATCCCCGTCAGGACTTCCACCCACGAGGCACAAAAGGTCGTGCAGTCGTTGTAGATGTAGCCGTTCGGATCGCGAGGATGCGGCTTGCCCTCCCCGCCCCATCCAAACCGATGCGGCAGGCTCAGAAACTCTCGAATATCCATGGATCAGTAGCCGAGGCCCCAGGTGGGTTGGACACCGCGCGCAAGGCGGCCGGTTTCGTCGCAGAACTTGTCGGTTGGCGAAATCGCCTTCTGATGCGGGCTCGACCACATCACCCGCGCAGCTCGGGAACGGGTTGCTTCCCCCGCTACGGCGGACAGCGCCAGTTCAAGTGTTGGCTGATCCTTCGGCCCGACCGTCCCGCTTGCTTCGCTCACATGCGATGCCATGCCGGACCAGATTGGAATCGGGCTCGTCATCGGCTGGTAGTAGTCGTCGAGCGTCGTCATCCCCAGAATGATGTCGGCTCCTCGCACCTCCGGTATTTCGTCCAGCACCTTCGCGCCGGTCGTCGGATCGACGCCCGACATGGTGAACTGCACACTGTCGGCGGTTCCGTTGACCAGCACCTCGAGCGTCGGAATGCCGTTGAGACGCCCGCCGCCGAGATAGACTGTCCCGTCGGGGTCAATCCCGTCGAAGTTGGCCGGGATGTCGTTGACCCCGAAATACAGATGCAATGCCGGGTCGGTCCCGACGTAGAGGAATATTCCGAGTTGATGGCTGCTGCCCAGCCGATCGATCACCTCATCAGGCACATACGGCATCAGAAGGCCTCAACGAAGCTCAGCGTCGGTCGAGCCTGGTAATAGCTCTCGTATTCAAACGGGAGGGTGAAGCCGTCCGCGAATTTCATGACACACATGGGCCTCGCCACCTCAATCCGCGTGTTGGCGACCGTCGCCTCCCTGAGCGGCGGGGAAATGCCGAGGGTATAGTCCTTGTAGGACAGGGCAACTCCGCTCACGACTTCACTTCCTTCCGCCGTCTTGTTGCTCTCCCAATACCGATAGGTCCGCCACCCCTTGGACTTGTCGCCGTTCTGGTCGTGATAGATCGAGAACCAGTCCGACCAGCGCAGATCGCGCGCTGCCCCATAGATGCGGATTTGGATCTGTCCTGCGTTGAGCGCAGCAGCCGAGCGTAGCTTGGCCCAGACCGTCGCCTGGCTGTACCCGCTATCGTCCGAGAAAAACGAACCGTCGGAATGCTGAATGCCCTTGATGATCGGCCGGCGCTTGCCGTCGATCACCGGGAATGGCCCGATGCCATCGTTGACGATCGGCACGTTTATGAACCGGAAACCACCATTGAGACGGGCCCCAAGCATGTTGACATATTCGTGCCGCTCGTCGTCTCCGGCATCCTGCCCGAAGATGACGCACTGCTCGTAGGTGCCGGTGATGATGCCGCCCCCAGAGAAGTCGGTCGAGACCGATTCCCCGAGAGCGTTCTTGCCACCACCGATCCCACCGCCGGGGTTATCGAACCTCATGCGCTTTGGGCGCAGGAAATCCACATAGAGCGTCGGCTGATTGAGGTATCGAGACACGATCAGCCTTTCTGGTTGCCATAGCGGCGCTGCATGTCGCCGAATTGACCGCGGCGCATGGTGTCGTTGCGCTCGGCCTCAGCCGATGCAATGCCCTGGTGGACGAGCGAACGGATATGATCGTCGCCACTGCCGCCGTAGATGTGGATGTCATACTTCGGAGGAGCGACCGCCTGATTGTTGTTCGCGCCCCGCATCATGTCCATGCTCTTGTGGTTCGAGAACACCTGCGAGCCCTGCGGAAGATTCACCAGTTCCGGCCCACGCTCCCCAACGATTGCCATGCCGCCTGGCGCATAGTTGGTACCGTCGGCAAAAAGGCCGGTCAGACCGACATACTTCTGCAGGTTGCCACCACCGCCGCCGCCACCGAACAGACCACCGAGCCATCCGAAGATGCCGCCACCGCCACCACCGGGAGCAGCAGGAGCAGCCGGGAATGCGCCGGTGAGAGACTGGCCGAGCTTTCCAAGGCTGCCGCCGAAGGTGCCGAGATTGTCCGTGGCACCCCCGAGCGCATTGTTGAACTTCTCGACATACTCCGTTCCCGTCGTACCGAGGATGTCGGCCGCGCCGCCACCCTTGCCGACAGACCCCGGCCCCCCAAACCACGCCTGTGCCGCGCCCGATGGCCCGTACTTGTTCACATACGAGCCGAACTTGTGGTCAAATATCTGATCCTGGAAGCCAGGATTTGCCAGAAACTCATCAGCCGACAACGAGCGGCCAAGCGCCTCTTGCGACCACGGGCCAATATTGTTGCCCATCATCTGATATTTGCCGTAGGCGCGGTCGCCGTTACGGGTAATCGGACCCATCGCGCGATAGTTTCCGCCGCTCTCGATCGCTGAGATAGCTCCACGATAGGCAGACATACCGCCGGCAGAGGCCAGGCCGGAGAAGCCGCCGGCGACGTTGTCGTTCGCTCCTACACCGCCACCCGCGCCGAGGATCTGCCCGAGCGTCGTGTTTGCCCCGGTGAAACCGATGCTCTTGTTCATCAGGCCGGTCGACGGCGGACCCATCACAGCATTGACCAGAGCGTTCGCGAGGGTATTCGCGAGCTTGTCCCACGCCTGCGAAGCAGCGTTCATCATGGCATTGGACAGGCTTTCCATCAGCGCCTTGCCGAGATCGCCGCCGTTTTCGCGGAGGGCTGCACCGAAGTCGGTGAAGAAGCCCTTGAACATCTCCCCCATTTCCTGGCGGCGCATTTCCTCCTGCAGGACGGAACGGTCCCAATAGGTGTTGCGATTGGCGCGGGAGAAAGCGGGCATATCCGCTTCGCGCTCAAAGTAGTTCGGACGCTGGCCCGGGACTGGCACGTTTACCAGTTTGCCGTCAGAATTGATGATCGTCGGCGCTTCGGTCTGCCCTCCCGGCCCTTCAAGCTCCCACAGCGGACGCCGCCCGGGGATCGGGATATTGCCTTTCGGGATGAAATCCTCGGGCGTGTAGAACCTGCCGCCTTCAGAAAACAGTTCCGACAACCCGCCAAGCGTCGGGAGGATGGACCCGCCTGCTTCCTGACGGAACCCCTCAGCCGCCTTGATGGCCGCTTCGATCTGCGGAACCAAACCGGCGAAGGCATCGCGGAAACGATGAATTGCTGGCGTGCCGGCGGCGTCCACAGCCTGGGCAAGAGCGTCCTGCGCGGCCTTCAGGTTATCAGTGGTGGCTTTCCCCTCCATGATATTCGTCTGAAGGGTGGAGAAGCTTGTCGACAGCGCCTGAACGATCGGGGCAGCTTCCGCGCCATAACCACGGAGATTGCGGATGGCTGCCGTATACTGCTCATTGATCGAGCCCAGCACATCGACGATCGGCTTGAACTGCTCAGCCGCGGCGGCGTTGCCAGCAGCAAGACGCTCATTCGCTTCGGCGGCGCGGACCATTTCATCCGCAAAGGCCTGGAGCTTCGGCGTTGCATCTCCCCAGCGTTCGGCTACTCGCGCAATAAGCTCCGCCTGCTCCCGCAGATCTTCGCTCATTCCGTCAGAGCCTTCGCTCGACGTGCTGAAGTATTGGATGAGCGCCGCGGTACCAGCGGTTAGCCCGATCGTCACGAGAGAGATCGGGTTCAGCATGGATGCGAACGCCGCCGCCAATCCTTGCACCGGGCGTTCCATCTGAGCCGCTATCGCGGCAAGTTGGGTACCCTGCTGAAAACCGATAAGCCCAGCTGACTGCCCCGACAGGGCGGAGACCACAATATCCTGTGCCTGATACCCGGCATTGATGGCGTTCGCGCGGTTCGCAGATGAGTTTTGATTGGCCGCCTGAACTGCCTGGCCTGCGCCACTCGCAGCCGTTCTTAGCCGCTCGTACGCCATGCGCTCCGCATCCAGTGCCTTCTGCATCTGCTGGGCACTGATGACGCCAAGCTGATGAGCGCGGTTGATCTCGCCGACGGACGCCTCGTAGTTCTTCGACGCCTGGGCCAACGGCTGGTACTTCGCCGTAAGTCGATCAAGCTCCATGCGGAACGCTCGGACGTGCTCGTCCTGCTGCTGGAAGGCTCTGCCGACCTGTTCGACAGGGGGAAGCGCCTTTTGCGCGCCCTGCCCCGCCTGCCCAAGGGCCGTGCCCAGCCCTTTCGCCGACACTTCGAGGCTTTCGACGCTCTGTTCCGTCTTGACAGCAGCAGCGGTCAGCTTTTCGAGATCGACGGCGGCCGACGATGCGGGCCGGGAGTCGATCGCAAAGCCGAGGGTGGCAGTCGTCATCAGCGTTTCCTACGGGGGAATAGTGAGCGGAAGAGCGATTTCGTGAGCGGTTGTTCCTCGATGACAACATCATCGGAGGAACCATCGGGCGCCTTTTGAGCGGCGAGAGAGCGTCGTTTCAGATCCAGCGAGAGGATTGCGTCAAGCTGCCAGTCCTCAAGATCAACGTGCCTTAGGTCAGACCATGCCTTAATTTCGCGAAATCCCAGGGCATTCGGGCCAAAGCCGTTTCCCTGCCGTTGACTGTCGAGTTCTCGGAACCACCCCCAGATCTGAGCGCCCGCAGGTGGGACCTTGATCGGCTTGCCGTTGTGTTGATCTTCGATCAGGTCACAGAGGCATCTGACGAGGGAGGCGCGAAAGGGCCACGGCGGATCGCCCTCGCCTCCATCTGCTCACGGAAGATGCGGAAACGCAGATAGAAATTCCGGGCGTTTTCTTCCGAGAACGGCACGGCATTCCCTCCTATGGAAGGCTCCGGCGTCCAATGCGTCGAAACCTTCGCGAGGTAGGCGCACATGCGCTGATCATCCTCGTCGTCCGGTGTGCCCTCGCCGTTCAAAGCGCGATCCTCGGCACGCTTCGAAAACTCCTTGGCGACTTCCCGTTGGGCATCCCGAGAGCGCTTGCTGTCGGGACCAAGGAGACCGATCTTCATGCCGATCGGAGCGCCGAGTTCATCCACAAGGTCGAACTCTTTGCCCTTCTCCTGAGCTTCGACAAGCGCGTCAAAGCGGTCGAGACTGATAGTTGGCTCGCTCATCAAGCACCTACCGGATCGACTTCGACGATGTTGGTGTTCGGCTTCACGTCGAACGCCAGCATCCGGGCGGTGTTGGCCTGGCCGCCATTTCGGGTGCCGGGGAAAACCAAGCCCATCCACATATCCATGCTGGGCGTCGGCTCCGTTGCGGCGGTGTGGGTTCCGGATTGGGTACCGGTGGTCGTGATCGGCGCGCCTCCTACGGTTGCCGAAACAGAGAAGGCGTCCGTGGTCGGAGAGACGACATAGTAGGTCGTGCCGGCGGTAAGGCCTGTCGGAAGAGCGCCAGTCGTCGAGAACTTGATCGCCGTTCCTGCTTCGAGGCCGTGGGCCGTCCAGCTGATGACACCCGGCGCAGCAACGGTCATGGTCACGACAGAAGTCTTGACCGGCGGCTTGTCCGACCATTCCACCTTCATCGGGTAGTTATAGTTCGTCTTGGCTGCCGCACGCATGGCAAGCTGGCCCGGATCATCCTGGATCGGGATAAAGCGGTGCGCCTGCCGTGGCGCATTGAACGTGCCCTTTGCGGACAGGTCGCGCCCGAGGTCGATAACGGATTCGGTGATTTCCGTCTGGTTGTCGGTGACATCGCCAGCCTGGCTCCAGCCCTTGACCTGGATCCACGTGACATCGTCGAAATCAGCAGCGACAACATCTTCATTCGGCAGGTTGAAGACGGCCGCGCCGATGAAGAACTTGCTGTCCTTTACCGGATACAACTGCATGGCAGTTTCCTTTCAGTGTGAGCCGGTCACGCCGGCAGTTGCGGATAGGAGAAAAACCGGGTGGTGACCGGGATCGTGTGGTGCGTTCCGGAAGTGATCAGAGGCCCGATTTCCGGGTGTTCATCGATCCGGACTTGCACAGTGTCTCGATAAAGCTTTGTCCCGATCTTGAATGCTTCGCAGAGGGTGCCGGCGACATCGTATCCGTCGATGACTGCCCTCCCCTTCGGCAGCATGACGTTGGTCCGCATGAACCCTTGCCGGATCGGTGGGAGCTCTTGCGAAACAGCATCCGTATCTATGGGGCGGTTGAAATGGACCTCGACACTGACGTACTTGCTATCTGCGGCCGGAGTGAAGGTTGTTCCCGGCAGGACGATCACCCACCCAGCCGGGATGGTCACGCCCTGGGCCTTCGTCGTCAGCGCCTGATAGATTTTCTTTTCCACCGTCTCAGGCATCTGCTACGTGTCTCCTATGCCCGATCAACCGCTCAGCGACCGCGAAATATTTGCCCTGCTCGACAAGGCTCATGATCTATTCCGTGGGGAAAAGGGCGAGACCGAAGGCGGTCAGGCTGTGATTGAGCTATTCCTGCGCAACACCGACATGATCCAGCGCGCTATGTTGATCATGCTTGCCGAGAGGGGCCGTCCTCAAAGCGGGTCTTGATCTGGGCTTCCGCCCGCTGCACCGTCTGGGGCCACGCCTGCACTTCAGCGGCGAGATATCCGAACCCTTGCTGGTTATAGACGCGCCCGAGGCTGTCTGTCCCAACGAAGCCGTATTCCATTCTAGGGCCGTGAGCGGCGGTGACGCCGATGAAGCTTATGGTACCAAGTTCCATGCTGCCGAGGATCGAAAGCGACGTTGCCGACTGGTCCGAAAACTCCGTCTGATCTTGTTTGATCTCCGGCATGGATTCGCCAGACGCTATGATCGACCGGCGAAGGTCACCGTTATCGATCGGCAGTCGGCCGCCCTCATTGTAGGTTGTGCGGACCTGGTTATAGACCATCTGCGACGAGAGCTGGAGCACTGCTTCCTCGCGCTCTACCTCTTCTCGACACCAATCCGATACCTCTGCCGCGAACGATCCGGCCATTACCGACCTCGTGATCTCGCGAAGGCTTCCGCGAAGTTGAAGGAATATTCGCAGATGCAACGGCACCCGATAAGCTCCGCCGGACCCGCACCCAAGCTCCCGTCGCCTGGGAACCGCATGAGCGCACCCGAGGGCGACCGAAACGGCAGATCCATTCCGGTCACCTCTTCGGCATTGAGCACCATGTGCGTATCCCTTACGCGCCGGTCGCCCGCGCTGCGCCATTTCCGCGTAACCAGTGATGGATCACGCCCCGCCTTGTCCAAACCCTGCCAATAGGCCTCATGCTGGGCAGCATTTACCGAACGGGCCGTCTCCGTCTTCGCGATGTGCAGCCCGCGCAGCCGAACATAACTATCAGCGAGCCGTCCGGTGATCTTCTTCACCATATCCGGCTGGACTGGCGTGCCTTCGCGGATCGCCTTGGCGACAGTGCGATCGAAACGCTTGTCTCTGCGGGTGAGCGCCAGATACCGCCTCATTCCTTCGACGTCGCCTGTCAGAAGGGCCGTTCGGGCTTTCTCAACAGTGGTGGCAAGGCCAGACGTCATACCGATAAAACCGCCTTCCAAGCGCTTTGTAACGCGGCTTTCTCTCCCCACCAGATCTGATGCAATGGATCTCGACCCTCTACCGGCAGCAAATCCGGCGGCGATGGTCTCACGAGCCATCATCATTGTATCTTCCGCAATCTCGGTAATGAGCGCTGATGACTGCTCGCGAATAATCGCCTGCGACCGCTGAGTATCCCCATCCCAACGAACCACGACGCGGCCGCCCATAGGTTCGCGTAGCGGAGGCATGTTCTGAATGACCAGCAGGCCGCCTTGGTTGAAGGCCTCCCTCAGCGCCTCAGAGAGCGGACGAAACGCGCTGGGATCGATGTGCAGCGCTGCGATAGCCCCTTCGACGTCCCTGCGCTCCAATCGATCGACGATCTCCCGGAGCACGATCTCAGACTTGATGTCGTCGATTGCCTCAAGGAATGCCCGCTCCATGTCAGGCGCGAGCTTGTCGATCAGCTCGAGGAGTTGCTGGCGAAGGGTTGCCATTACCGCCTCAACTTCTTGTTGGCTATCATCAGGCCGATCACACAGAGGCAGCCAAGGGCAAGCATCCATACATCGGCATAGTGCGGCGCTGCCGGCAGAGGCGGAGGCCTATGGTCAGAGCGGCACTCCGCAATGGCGCGATACTTATCCGCCCTCGGAAGTTCGCGGAAATACTGGCAGCCCATCAGGCACGGCGGCTGTTGTAGGAGGCCTGACGCCGCTCAAAGTCACGCATGACGTCGGCAACGTTCTGCTGTATGATCTGGCGAACGTAAGCATCGCCCTCGCTGCCATCCACCGATACGGTGATTACCTGCCGGGCGTCTGCGCCGGGCAGCAGTTCGGATACAGCTTCGGGGTGCGCCGTGGCCTTCTCGCCCACCAAGGCAAGAGGAGCGGCCGCTACGCCGCCACAGGCGAAGCCGAAGAAGGTGCGCCGGTTCATTGGCAGAATACCTTTTGCTTAGAAAGACGGGCTTGCTGCATCTGGGCGGATAGGCCGCCAGCATTCACGATTGCTAAGAACGCCGGCGACAGAACGCCGAAACGGAGTTGATTGAGCATCTGGTGACGCTCAGCTTTGGTCTTGCCGCGAGCCTGGGCCCTCACGAGCTTAGCATTATGCAAGATCATCTCGCGCCGGTTCATTCCTGCACCTTTTCCTTCCTGGCGCCCTTCTCCTCCGGCTTGTCGTCCGGAAGGATCTGGCCGAGGCCGAGGCGCTCGATGGTGGCGGCTTGCGTGTCGCTTTGACCCTTGAGCAGTTCGCCGGCCTCAAAGCCCTGGTAGTCCTTTGTGAGCAGAACGTTTTTCATGATGCGGTCCTTCCTTGGCAGACATAGACGACCGGCGTTGCGCCGTCGAAGCGGTTGGGATCGATATTGATGATGAGGTACTGGACACTGCCCACCTGGACCTGCATCCCGACCTTTGGCTCGATGGTGAGCCCGATCGCGCTGATATAGATCTGGACGTCGTTAGCGAGGATCACCGTGCCGTCGACATACCGGGCATCGTATTTCATAACCACGACGCGCGCGGGATGAGGTGTCGGTGTTGGCTCGCCACCTTCTACGGGATCAGGCGTGGACATCGTTATAACTGACCCGGCCGTGCCGAACTCAGTTATCAGCTCGTCGGCGACGGCCTGCATTTCGGCATAGTCAAAGGTCCCCATTTCAGCAGCCTACCGACCAGATGCCGAAGCAGACGAGATCTTCGTCTTCGAGGTACGGCGCAAGCATGCCGTCCACGGTCGAAATGAGAGGCGTGATCGATCCGGCTGTGCCGTCGTCGCTCTTGGCCGTCTGGTATTCCTTCTCGATCTGGCCGACCTTCACGCGCTTGACCGCGCTTGACGAGGTGCCAACGACCGACAGGCTCCCGGGCTTCAACGCCTCCTGGTAGCCAGCGAAATATGATGCATGCTCGACCCCAACGGGGATCACGTTATCTGGAATAGTCTGCCCGCTTACAATGGCGCCGGTGCGCGGCCATTGGCGCTCCTGGCTGTGCGAGGCAATGAAACCGACGAAGCGGTCACCATAGACCGCGTCGATGTATTGGCTGCCACGCTGGCGAAGGACGGCAGGCGACGGCGCATTGACAGGCAAGGTGTAGCCGTTATCGGTCAACCAAGTCTCAAATGCTCCATCGCTGCCGTACCCTGCCATGTCTTAGGCTTCCTTCTTGTGAAGGTCGACGAAGGCGCCTTTGTCCTCGTCGCTCATCTCTTCGAAGCCCTCAAGGTCCGCTTTGCGGAAGCTCTTCGTGACTTCTTCGCCGTCCTTGGTGATGACGAACCAGCTGCCGCCCTTGTCCTTGACGGCATAGCCGGTCTCAGGCGGAGGTGCTGGATTGGTGACAGCGGCCTTGGTTTCGGTCTTCGTTTCAGACTTAGCCTCGGATTTGCCCCCCGAAAGGATATCGTATCGGCCGGCCCAGCCCTTCGGCTCTTCCTTGACTTCCATTTCGTGGCCGACCGGCATCTCTTCGCCGTTCTTGCCGTAGATGCCGGTAGAGGTGAGACCTGCCGGCGCTTTCAAACGAATCTTCATCGGATCGTTCTCCTGTTGCGATTGGTGAGCCCCGCCCGAAGGCGAGGCGCATCATCAGGTGTTGGTGGAGTAGAAGACGCCGGACTTGCCGTTGTAATCGGCCCGGATATCCAGACCCATCGCGCCCATCTTCAGGAACTGGTAGTTCGCCGTCGGATACAGACGCGGGATAGCAGTCGTGTTCACTGCCATGCCGATGATGGGGCGGATGAACTCGGCCGACGGAACAAAGCCGAAGAACTCATTGCCCGAGAGCTTGAAGGTCACTTCGATCTTGTTGATGCGGCGGTTCGTCAGAAGGTACTGCAGCAGGGTGCCGCCCTTGAACCCGTTGGCGCCAGAGTACGACCGATCGAGGTTGCGGCCGATCTCCGGCGACACGTAGATGTTCACCTTGCCGGTGATCAAGTTCGCGTCGAGCATCGCACCAAGCGTTTGGGTGAAGAACGTATCGATCGCATCCGAAGTCGTTGCGGCCGAGGTGAGATCGATGTTCGCACCAGAAGCACCGATGTTGATGGTCTTCGCGAGTGGGTTGCTGCGAATGCCAGTGCCAGTATAGCCCTGGAAGACGATCGAGGAATCGCCGTTGAGGACATAATCGGCCTGATCCTTGCGGATCTTGGCGTTTGCGGCTTCTTCGTCGTCAGCCAGAGCATCGAAGTTCTCGGACTGAAGAGTGTTCCACTCGCGCCACTCGCGGCCATAACCGTCCTGGAAGATCGGGATGGGAGTGCCACGGTAGGCATAGACGACCTTATCCATCGGAACCGGCGTCTGGCCCGACATGGACCGGATGACCGGGTTCGAGGAGTCGGACGCCACGCGGGTCATGCTGACGAGCTTGCCGATGTTGATCGGGCGAGCGAGCGCCATCAGGTCGCGCATGTAGACCTCACCCTCGTCATCGCGAAGGACGCGGCGGGTGATGCTGTCGATGTCGATCCATGCATCGCGCGGAAGGACAGCGGCGGCGTTGGCCAGGGAAGCCATGTGCTCTTCCACCTGGTGGAAGTGCTCACGGTTCATGGATACGTCGTCCCACCACTCTGCATGCGGTCGGGAGTTGGCGACGAGCTGTTCGTCAAAGTAGCGCATCTGGTTTCCCCCTTACGCCGCTGCAAGCTGGTTACGAGCAACGCGGGCTCGCACAAGCTGGTCCGAACCGGACGTGTTGTTGTAGGCCTCCTCGGCGATCATGATCACTCTCTGACCAGTGGTCGCGAGAACGAACTTGCCGGCGGCGGAGGTGGTGAGTTGCGAGCCCCGGGCGACGTTGGTGCCGGTCGGGACGCGAACGTTAAAGAACTGCTCGTCGAGCATTTCCATGCCGATAATGCGATCGTTGGCCGGCCAAGCGTCATCAACGCCCTTCATCGCCAGGTAGTTTTCCTGGGCGATGTAGACCTTGGTCAGAGCATTGGCGCCGGCCTGAGCGAAGCTCGAACCGGATTCGACCAGTGCGGTGCCCGGCAGGATCGTCGCAGCGCAGAGGCGCTCCTGGACCTGCGGAAGGGTCTCCGAGACCGGGCCCGCGAAGATCTTGTTATAGCGAGCCATGGATTACTTCTCCTCTGCCTTGGGGAGCTTGAAGCCACCCTCATTGCTTTTCGGGCGGAAGCTGCCGGAATTGAGAGGCGCAGCCTTTCCCGGCTCAGCTTTCGGGGCGAGAGCACGCAGAGTGTTCAGCGGGGTCTCTTTGGCAGTTGCCTCGTCGAGCAAGTTCGCCTTGACGACCTTGGCCACCAGATCTGCATGCTCGGCGTCGTCCTTGGCCTTCTGGTTGGCTACCAGGGCGGCATGAGCGTCCGTGAGCGGCTTGACGGCCGCATTCACGGCTGCGGTTACGGCGTCAGCGATGGTCTTATTCATCGCCTCGCTCGGCTTTGCTTCCGAGAGGGCGTCAACCTTCGCGGAAAGCGCCTTGAGCTGTTCTTCAACAGTCATGTCGAGTTCCTTTGTGTTCGTGGAGGGTTCCCGCTCGGAAAAGCCCAGGGCTTCCAATATCGCGGCTTTCATTTTCTCCCAGGTGCCGACCGATTCACGGCGCTTGAGAGCTTCGACGAGGCGGGAGCCCGCCCAATCGATCTCGCGGTCGATGTCCTCAGTGAGTGAGGAGTTGATGACCTTGATTTCTTCCTGCTCGCCTTTGGCGTTGACCAGCATGCCGACACCCTGCTTGGGGGTTGCTGCGCCTTCCTCGTCGAGGAGGATGGCGTCATGGTCGAACTCGATGTTGCGAGCGATGTGCTTGTAAGGAACGTCGCCGTTGGCAGCTTCCAGATTGCAGAGGAGCCCGGTTGACGTATGGATAGGCTCGCCCTTATCGATGGCAGCTAGGACAGCCCTGCCACCTTCGGATTGATTGGCGCGCTCGACGTCGATCACCTTGTCGAGGAAGACGCGGCCCTTCTCGCGGCGCAGGTTTTCATTCCACGCGCCAATCCAGCCGATATTGATGCCTTCCGGATCGCGGGCGGAGACGAATTTGCCATTGATGGTCGGATGGCCGAGGGGTGCCGGCGTCCGGTTGAGGGTGATGTAGCCCTTTTCGATCTCGTCGGCGGGGTACATGATGTCGTTCATGACGACGTTGTCCGGCAGGGTAGCACTCGGGACGATGACCACATCCCGGCCGTTGCGCTTTTCCTTTCGGACAGCCTTGACGTTCGCCAGTGTCCTGACGTTCACACGCACCTGGGGCATGATTGATCAATCCTCTTGGGTCGGCAGCGTTTTGCCTGCGGCGGCGCCCTGTTCTTCTTCACTCAGGTCGTCGCGGTATTTGTCCGCATCGCTCAGCGGCTCGTAGCCGACGGCCGCCCGGATCTCGTCGTCGGTGAAGACATAGAGGGTGTTGCCCATCTTCTGATTGGTGTCGGCCATCTTGTTGGCGCGCTCGATCTTCTCGGACATCGAGGCTTCGGTCAGGTCAGCCCAATCAAGATACCAGTCCATTTCCGGCAGGATGCCGACCCGTTCCAGCCGCTTCACAAACGACATGATGTTCGGGATAGTCTGGTTGGCGCGGCGAGACATGTTCGTCTGCGCCCACTCGTCGGCGTCTTCCTTGCTGGCGCGCTCGCCCGTCTGCATCCCGACGAGGATCTTCACCGGCATGTTGATCGATGCGGCGAAGTCCTGCAGGGCGACGGCAAAGAAGTGCTCGGGCGACGGAAGCGTGACGGGTAGAGGCTTTGCCGTCATTCCCATCAGCATAAGAAGCTGGTCGAAGCCGGCGTTATAATCGGCCACCTGGTCGTTCATCTTGTCGGCCAGATCTTCGACCTTGATCCCCATGGCCTGGGCCATCTTCTTGGGATCAGCTTCCTTATCCATCTCAAGGACAGGTGCAGACTTGGCGTTCTTCCAGAAGCCTTCGCCGCCGGCGCCCCTCACCTTCTCCAGGTCGACGAGGGAGTTGTAGCCAGGCTCAAGAGCCGACGTGCCATTTACCGTTCCGTCACGCGACCAGATGACGACGCGGTCCGGATGGATCATGATGCTACGGGGCTGCTTGGAGTTTCCTACGGCGGCCTCGCTGAACTGGAACATCGTCGGCTCGCCGTAGGTCTCGGACGTTTGGTTCGTATCCCACTCGCTTACCTGCAGCTGCCCTTCCCAAGCAGGGATTACTTCGATCAGGCCGTCGAGGCCGCCATTCACCCGATCGACTGGTTTATTGAAGGGCTTTCCGTCGGCGAAACGGAGGATAACACCCGCATAGCAGCCGACCATTGACCTGCGATCGGCTTCGGCCAGTCGTGCCCAGAGGCGCAGATCATCGAAGCGCTGACGGATTTCCGCCTCGAGCGTCGTTTCCTCGTCTTCGCCGGTTTGCGACCCGTCGCGCTCCTTCTCCAACAGGAACGGATTGTCCTGCCAGGTCTTGCCGATGGTCTTATTGACGCCAGCCGCGGCAATACCATTCCGCATGTACATCCGGTGAAGCTGCTCGAACGTCAGGACGTCGGGATAGCCAAAATCCTTGGAATGATCGTGCTTCGCGTTTGTCCCTGCGAATATGCCGCCGAACATCGAATAGATGCTGCGATAGGCTCGGTTCCCGACGAAGCGGACAACGTTGTTCATCGGTGCTTCTTCCTCAGGAACATCGCCACGGTCGGGCCAACGTCGATATTGACGTTGTCGGCAGCGATGACCGCATCAGCGAGGTTGTGCGACTTGACGCCCAAGTCCTTCTTGAGCTTCAGTTTCGGAACGACGCGCTTCTTGCCTTCAGTCTCGACCCACCACGGCACGCAAAGCTCAGTGAAGAGAGCCTCGAGCTTTTCCTTGCCCATCTCCGACGAGAACGAGAGCACGTCCTCAGGCTTGATCGATTGGCCCCGCGTGACAGCATTGAACGTGAGCATTGCCTTGCGGGCCGTGTTGGCCCAGGCCTGCGCCTTCAAGTTCAGATACTCGTCCTTATTCAGCGGGCTGTTGTCGTTCAGGGCATCGCTCGGCTTGTCAGGATCCATGACTCCGCCACCCGCATGGAAGGCGAAGTGCTCGACGCTGGCGTCGTTCTCCTGGTTCTGCTCGTCGATGTAGCCGCCAACGAAGGCACCAACCCCGATAGTGTCGTAGGAAACCGTCGCGCCTGCGTTCTTGGCCTTCGCCCAAACCCGCTTGGCATTCTGGACGAGCTGATCCTTGCCGGAGGCCCAATCCTCGGCATCAGTGAAGACGCCGTCGATCTTGTCGGCCGTCGCGCTCTTGTCCTCGCCGTCGTCGGCAGGGTCGAAGCCGATGATATTCCGGCCGGTCAACTCGATCTTCAGGACCTTGTGAGCATCCACACAGGCTTCGAGCCAACGGCGCTTGAAGATCGATAGCTCACTGTCTCCGAGAGGCACGCCGCCATAGATGTGTTCGAACATCTCCGGGTCGCGCTCTTGCATCGCTGCGATGTCGCGCTTCGCCTTCTCGGAAAGGAACGGGTTCTCCGTATAGTTGATCTGATGCACCACACAGTGAGGTGGCGTGTTGATGACGAAGTTCTTCCAGACGTAGTCGGTGACGAACTTCGGATTGAACAGCAGGATCGCGAGACTGTCTTCCTTGCGGATCGTCGGCGCGATGACTGACCACTGCTCCTCGGTAAGCTTTTCCGCCTCTTCCACCCAGAGGATGTCGATATCGGACGTGCCCTTGATTTCCTCAAGGTTGCGCTCGATGCCGTAGAATATGAACTCCGAGCCCGACGCGATGTGGATGATCGTCGTCTTCTGTACGTCGAAGGCGTCCGTCAGGCCGAGGTGGGTGATCGCCCATTTCAGTTCGGTGTAGACCGATTCCTGAATGCGGTTCTGGAACCGTCGGATGCACAGAACACGCATCTTGACGGACAAATGGTCGATCAAGCGAACCAATTGGCAGGCTGTGTCGCGCGTCTTGGAGCTGGACCGCCCTCCATGAAGGACCGCGATATCAGCTTTGCCGAGGAAGACTTTCTCCCAGAAGCCGAATAGCGCAGGGTTGGTCAGGGAGACGTGCGCATTCACTCCTTGCCCTCGTCCCTTAGAACCTCCCGCCAAGTCCGGGTTTCAGTCTTGATTGCTCCACCGCCTGGGCCGGAGATTTCTCGCTTGTTGGTGTAGGCGTTGCCTACTTCCTCAGCCGCCTGCTTCAGCAGCGAAGATGCCAGCACCATGTTGCCCTGGTTCTCGGCTTTGTCGGCCATGCGCTGAAGAGCACGCAACCTCACAGCCCGGTGACTTATGGCAATCGATGCCGTGTCCTCAAGGAAGGTCTTGCGCGTCTCCTCGAAGATGGCTTTCCATCGATCGGCGAGGTTCTTGCCGGCCTTCTTCGTCGGGTCATAGGCCTCGATCGACTGCGGCGTCAGCGTAACCGAATATTCCTTCCTGAGTGCGGCGGCTACGACGGTCGGGGAATCGAAGCAGGCGAGCGATTGCACAACAAAGGTTTGCTGCTCGCGGCTGAGTTTCGCTTTTGCCATCGATCTATCAGGATGCCTTCAGGTTTACGCAACGCGGAGCTGACACGTCCCGCATACATGGCCGATGCTGGCCCGGGATATCTCTGGCGGCCTGTTTGCTGCATCGACCAGCGCACGAACATTGGCAGCGTCTGCACCATAGCGACGGACAACACCGATGAACTCTTCCACGTCGTGTCCTCGCATTGCGAATGCTGGCCTTCCGTCCTTCCGGAACTTCGGACCGAATGGCCCTTGCTCTTGTCCTGCATGGTAAAGCTCATGCTCGACCAGGGCGCAGAACTCTGCGTCCGAGCATATGGATGCGTAGTGAGCATCGAAGGTCAGGAGGAAGTCCGGCACGTCGCCGAACCACGTCTGCAACTGAAGCTCGATGCGCGAGCGCGACCATTTGCCTGCCGGCGGCAAGCCCATTTCGCATTGACCGATTACCCGGCGGCCGTGGCGACCATTCGGGACGTTCGTCCAGAGTGCGCCGATCGAGGCGAACCGGAGATGAGCATGATCCTCGTTCAGGAGGTCAGCTGTCTCATCGATGAAGGTTGATCGAGCCCACTCTACCAGATCGAGCGCGGGCTCAAATCGGATGGCGGTATCCTCGATCATGTCTTCTGGTGGCAGTGGGCGCATAGCGTGACCGCAGGGCTGAGTTATCCACAAGCAAAAGGGTGATCTGTGGAGAGCGTGGAACTTTGCGAAGATGTCCGCTAGGCCGCTTGCCAGAATCGGTGATTGCAGGCTCCATCTTCATGCAACCAACATGGAGATGCAGATGCCCGCATACATGATTAGCTACGACCTGCGAAAGGTCCGCAACTACGACGCCCTGGTCAAGCAACTAAGGGACTGGGGCTGTATTTCGCCTCTTCAATCCCTTTGGCTTGGCCAACTTAAGGGGAATGCGGGAGCTATTCGCGACATCCTTATGAACCTGATCGATGGCGACGACGGCTTGATGGTTTGTGAAATTAGGCCAACAAGTGATTGGGGCACCTACCGACTGCAAAACAATGAGAGTTCTCTGGCCTGGATTAGATCCAACATCGGCCCCTAAGTTCGAGCGAATGCCCCGCGTTCGAACAGAGCCATTTTCCGCTGGGCCTTACGGGCGCGCTTCTCTTCTGCCCTGGCCATGCGAGCGTTGACGGCTGCGATCTGTTCGCGCGTAGGCTTCACCCGCGCCGGCGGGATGTACGGGTCAGAGAGATCGACGTCGCGACGATTGACAACGACCGGAGCCGATCGAGCGAGACCCATACCCGCGAAAACCTGAAGGGCGGCGGCAGCGGCGGTGATTGCGATGACCTTGCGCATGATCTCTCCCAAAAAGAAAACCCCCGCCATCGCTGACGGGGTTAGGCCGGGTGCTCCCGGGGACGAAGCTTATTCGGCCGGGGTGAAGTCGAGATAGTATGACCGGCCCGGCTTGAACTGGATCGCGGCGTTCGGGTTATCTACCGTCATGCGAAGCTCGCCCCATGGGGTCGCCTTGGTAAAGCGCCCGTCCTCGGACTGGATGTCTTCGCTGTAGACGGTATGGAAGAACACAGTCGTGCCCTCTTTGCCGCTGCACATAAACTTTGCTCGTACGCTCATGCGTCTTCTCCTTTTTGATTTGCCGGAAGCCGCCGGCGCGGGAATGGTGGGCCGCAGGGTTCTGCCTGGTCAACAGCCGTCCCTTTGGCCATCAGGCCGATCCTCGCCAGACCGTATTATTGCAACGGGAGGCCGCCCGATTCTGGAAAGAGAAAAGCCGCCCTGAAGGCGGCCTATGCTACTTTGGTGCGACGAAGCGGGTTTGACCGCTCGCACGAGGGCTTGCCCTCTATTCTGTGCCGATGCGCGTCCTTCGCGTTGCTGGACCCGTTGCCCCAATAGAGGTGATTGGGTGTGCAGCAACCAAGGTGGCCGTTGCCGCACTTATGCAGTGCCATCATCGTCGGATCTGCCGGCAGTTTGTTGACCTTCAAGCACATGGCGCGGTGGGCTTCCATTTGCTTGAAATTGAAAGTCACGGCTCCCCGAGGGGTGGCGGCTGTCGAGAACGGGAAGATGATGCATTCATCGCCCTGATATTCGGAAAACAGCTTGATCCACATTTCCCCGGCGCCAGGCCGTGCTCGGCTGGGGGAAATCTTGCTACCCGGCAGCCTGACTACCTTCTTCTTGAACCCGTCATCACGATGAACGTCACCGATAAACTCGGTGACGAACCGGAACGCTGTCTCAAGGAGGAACTTGTCTGGATTATTGGTACCGCAGTATCGCCAATGCATAGGAATGCTATGATTTCCCAAGGCGCATTTCTCCTTTGGGTGGAAGTTGGATTTTCTTCCAGCTTGGCCGTCGAGTATTCCCTTTCCTCATAGGAAGGTCCGACTGCTACACCAAATCACGCTGCCGAATATAGAGACATCGAACTTTCTCGGCAAGCCTCCATTTCTTTGTCCATAGCCTGTAATTCCGCGAGAATCGCTAAAACCTGTTGACGGCTTGCCGGGGCCAAATCGTTTATTTCTGCTTCTGCCATGGCGCGGAGCGGAATGTTCTTCCGTCTGCCTTTTGGGAATACCAAGCCGAGGCGTTTGTTGAGCGCGTTCCGACGATATGAGTGCGCCTCGATCAGCCGCTCCTCACGCTCGCGTTCCCATTCCTGCTGCTTCTGGAAGTCAGCGAACATGAGGCTCCCGATGTCTGTGTCACGGAAGGCGATCGGCCCACGGTCAGGTGACGGCCGCATGAAGCACATGACACCCTCGACACCCCTCACCTTCTCGAAATCGCGCTGGTGGATGTTGACGAAGACATAGCCCACGAGGAGCGGGAAACGCTTCTCACGCATCTTATTCGTCCGCTGATGCTGCGTGATGGTCCAGAAGGACGGCATATAGACATCGATGTCCTCGTTTCGAAGGTTGCGCTCGATGATGCTTTCGCCTTTCCGCCGCTCTCGCTGTAACCTCTCCTCTTCTGTCTCATCATTCGCCGGTTCGAGGATTGTCGCCATCCTCTGAGATCCTGGGACCGCCCGCACCGCGTACCAATGTGTATCCGCCATCTTCATTCCTCGCTGTCGAGCCGCCGCTCGTGGTTGTGTTCAGCGCTTCTTGACCGGGCGCGGGAGTTCCGCACCGGCTTCGGAGAGCATCTTTCGGAGATTGCCGGCATAGTCCTCCATGTAGCTGAGGATGGAAGCCGGACCGTTCCAGGATTCATGCAGGCCCATCTTCGCTGCGACGGCGACGGCCTTGCATAAGCGGTCGATCTCGTAAGAGCCGATCTGCCCGTAAGCCGCTTCCATAGCCTCCAGCAGTTTGATTGCTTGATCGCGAGCACCTACGCGCCTTGCCACTTCGCTTTCTATCTCGGCCGCGCGCCGCCTATCCCACTGCTCTCTGGCATCATTAACCGCCTTGTTCAGCGCCGACCGATCGACATCGCCGGCTCGCCGAACCAATGACGCTACGAACTCCGATGTCAGAGGCTTGGCTTCCAAGATTGGCGCCTGTCGGGCTTTCCTGATAGCGCCGTCTCTGAACCAGTAGACGCCCCAAGTCGAAGGCACCTCGTCAAGCTTCACCATGTTAGCTGGGCAAACGAGCGACCACCGATGGCAATACTGCATGATAGGCATTGCCTTAGCCGGGTTCTTCATCTCGTTGAGGAAGTCCGATCGGCTTACCTTCACCTCAAAGCCATGGATTTCGTGACCGGTCGACGGCCACACACCCATCGCCACCGCGTCGGCATAACTCTTGATGCCGTAGCCAGTGGCGTTCGAGACCTCGAAGAATGTCTGGAACGCCGGAGCAGCAAACGCCGCGGCAATGGCCTGCTTGACCATTGAGGATGTGATTTTTTCGACGACCTCGCTCACCGCGCCGCCTCCATGATCGCCTCGGCAGCCGCAGCCGCCTTCTTCGGATGCCACCGGCCCAACTGGAGACGTCGGGTGTACCCGCACGCATCGCACATGGGCTCGTGTTCGCCAGGATTGTCGCCGACAATACATCTCTTGATGAAACGGGCTTTCCGCGTCTCGTATGCCCCACAGACGCAACGAACGACCCAGTTCTGGCCGTTGGTCGTTACGACGTTGGCAGCTATGCCTAGCACCGTAAACCTGCCGATCTTCTTCCCGGTCAGATCTGTGAAGGAAGGCTTTTGCAGCTCGTCTCGGTTTGGCCCACGTGTTTTGATTGGATCGGTCGAGTGGACCTTTTGCAGGTTCGAGGGAGCCCATTCGAAGTGCTCTCCCCTTCCGGTGACCATGCTTGCCGTCTTATCGAAAGGCACGAGAGGAGCGACGGTGTCGAAGTCAGCGCGGCGGTAGCTCATTCCGCGGCTCCCCTGTATGGTCCGTCGATGAAGACGACGCGTGGAAGGGTCACCATCACCCCCGCAACGGTTTTCCGGATCACCCGGTCGGGATATGAGGGGGCGATCTCGATCTGTGGCGCTTCTTTTCGGACCGGCGCGGCTGCTCGGCGAAAGTAGTTCTTCCGGTGTGGGAACAGGTCGCGCCGACTTCCGGCCAGGCTGCTGATCGAGTCCTCGGATGTCTTGAAATGTGCGGCCATCTCCGAGGTCAGCGCTCCGCGCTTCCACATCATAGCGGCTTCGCTAAGCCGGTCTTCTGTCCATACGAGCTTTGGCATCATTCCGCTCCTGACGTGAACTCTCTGGCAGTTACGATCATCTTCTGAAGCTCCTCTCGGATCGTTCCAGTTCTTGAGCTAGGTATTCGGCTCGGCTCTGCGGTTTCTGCAGGTGAGCAAGGCCGTTCGGCTTTGGAGGCGGCTTGTCGGGAGGCTTTGCGGGCTGATCTTTCCAACGGTCGTCGGAGAGCCATTTGACGGGCGAGCACCATTGGCGGTCGTCGGTCTTTGCCGCATAGGCTCGAACGCCTGCCATGATCTCGTCGGGGCTGGCGCGCTTGATGGCTTGGGAAAAGGCCCTCTCTGCCGAAGGCTTGCCGGTCTTGTTGGGATACGCTTCCCAAAATTTTTCGAAAGGAACATCGACTTCAGGCGCGCGCGCGTCTTCCGAAGGATCTGTATCTGTCTCTGTATCTTGGGCCGTCACTTGACCGTCACGTGACGTTTTTCCCACGTCACCGTTACGTTGCTGTATGTCAGCACCAGCTTTGAGACGCTCGCGATATCGCCGCTGGCGTTCCTTTGAGCTGTCGCTGTCGAACTGACGGTCGCTCCACCTTGCCACCACCCCAGCATGAAGCCGGCCGATGCTTTCAAGGCACTCGACAACACAAAGGATGTCATCCTCATTGCACCTAAGAAAGTAAGCGGCTTCGCCAGCGTCAAATTCGTATCGTCCGCCATCATTGATCTCCGCAGCGCTCTCCAGGATTGCGCCCCAAATCCAGACGACGCGCTCAACCGTCTGCTTTGATTTCACGGCAACCTTCACGAGTTTTTCGTCGCGCATCATGCCGGCGTAGTGTCGGAACCAACGGCTCATTTCCACACCTCGACATCGATGTTGTAGATCGCCTTGATGATTTTCTGGACGCGCCGGAAGTCGCGGGTGATGACGCCCTTCACATCAACGACGCGAAACCGACCGTCTTTCCGGTGGTCTATGAAGGCGAAGTCGGCCGTATAGCGCCCGACGATCTGCCCCTCGACAATCAGGTTGAAAGCACGCTGGCGGACCAAGCCCGATATCGCTCCGGCGCGATGGAGGTTCAGCAGGTCCGAATAAACCTCGCTCTCTCGCTTGGAATCGAAGGTGACGCCGTCGACGACAGTCTTTTTGGCTCCGAACTTATTCCGGCGTTTAGGCTTACCGATCTCTTCCCGGTACTGCTTGGCAGACATGCGCTCTGTCATGCTCGCCTCGCTCTGATTTCAGCCAGTTCGGCGCGAATGCGTGCGTCGCGAGCTTTCTTTTCCAAAGACCGCATAAGGTCGTGCTTGATCTGCGCCGCTGCCTGTCGGTCGGTCATCCGCTCCGCATGGCGAAGCTTGTGGATCACCTTTTCGATGACGGGTTCTGTCGTGCTGAAGTGGGCAGCGATGGCGATGTAGTCGTGACCGTCGCGGAAGAGCTCGAGGGGGTTCATTCGAACATCTCCCCTTGCTTAGCCTGTTCCTTCTCAGCTTGAACCCGCGCCAAGTTATCGAAGCCCTCGATCGCGTCATCCAGACTGGCGATGTGCCGCTCATACCGTTCCCGGCGCTCAGCGGTCATGCGCTTGCCGTTCGCGTCGAGCGTCAGAAACTTGTCCTGGCGGATTTCGCGCAGATCGTTGGCGATGACGCGGGCCGGCTTCTTGCTCATGCGGCCTCTCCCTGCCGCTCGAAGATGTCGAACATCGTCGGCGTGGAGATTTCGCGCTCCATAGCCTGCAGGTACTTGATACCGTCGAGGAAGTAGCCGGGGTTTAGTTCGGAAGCGCGACCGCGGCGGCCTAGCTTCAAAGCTCGGTACGGTACCGTGAACAAGCCCCCGAAGGGATCGAAAACCAACTCGCCTTCATTCGAGAACCGCTTGATCAGGCGATCGACAATATCGAACTGCAGCGGGCAGATATGATTCTCGAGGCCCTTCTTCGTCTGGTCGCCGTTGAGGGTCCGCATCCGGTTCACGTCGTGCCAAGTGAAAGCATCGTGGGCGCCTGGCGCGAGGCTCATGAAAGTTGACGGCAGGGCGCCTCGCTTCTCCAGTGCCTCCCCGATCGTAATGTGGGTCTCGTAGTCGTAGACGTTCTTGAGCGTCCATTCAGTGAAGGCCTTCGCCAGCATATCGGGGCCGAGGGCGGCCAGCTCGTCAGGTGTCAGCAGCCGGTCACCAGAGGACCGCCAGAATGCATGAGCGTCGACCTGCCAACGGGCGCGGGTGTAGTCTTCCTTGTCCTTGCTCACTCGCTCGTCGGCGTAGGCCTTGGACGTATCGGACGGCAGCTTGCGGAAGAGCAGGATATATTCCGGAGAGCCGACACCCATCTTCGTGCCGTCCTTGCAGTTCTCGGTCCAGCCAAGGCGGTAGGTCTGGTTGTTCTCACGCACTACGTCGGTGTTGACTGTGATCATTCCCATGTAGGCAAAGCCGTGCCCCATGGTGTGGAAGAGCGTGCGAGCGTGGAATGGGTTCACCGTCGGCATGCCCATCCCGGTCACATTCCCGAAAAGGATTCTGTCCTTGGTGTGGCAGGCGTAGACCCGACCGGGCTTGAGAATGCGAAGCAGTTCCGGCGTCAGGAAATCCATCTGCTGGAAGAAATGATCGTCGCTGTCGGTGTGTCCGAAGTCGTTATAGCTCGGCGTATACTCGTAGTGATTGGAGAATGGGATGGAGGTGACGATCAGGTCGACGGAGTTATCCGCAATCCGCTTCGTCTCGTCGACGCAATCATTGTTCGCGACGAGCCAACCCTCCCCTTTTGCTTCGATCCGCTCTACGCCGATCGTCCGCGTCAGGACCTCCGCGGCGGACAACTTGTCCAACCCATGCTCGCGGATGATCTCGCTCATGTTTTCGACCATGTGCTTGTGAGCCTCCCATTTGCCTTGCAGCGCGCGAAGGACTTCGCGCTCGCTCTCGGCGTAGATGATGTGGATTTCGACCTCATGGACCTGCAGGAAGCGGTAGATCCGGTGCAGCGCCTGAATGAAGTCATTGAACTTGAAGCCGATGCCCAAGAAGATCGCCTTATGGCAGTGGCGTTGAAAGTTGCATCCGGATCCGGCGATTACCGGTTTCGCGGCGAGATACTGGAACTTGCCATCGCTGAAATCGATGATCGCGTCTTCTCGCCTGTCGAGGTCCTGAGTGCCGTAGATAGATACGGCCGAAGGTACGGCTTTCTCGATCGCGCGCCGCTCATCCTCGAGGTCATGCCAGATTATGAAATGATCCTTCGGAGCAGCCGCCAGGATCTCGGCCATCTTGGCGATGCGAGCGTCCAGCGTGTCGCGCTTCTCGCGAGAGGCGGAAACGACGCCCACGGCCGTGTCGCGGAAGAGAGCCGCCTGCCCGTCACGATCAACGCCGCCATCCGCGATGTTTGACTGCACCTCGTGGTAGATCACCTTGAACGGCGGGAGGTCGTAGCCTTCTGCCGAATATCCAAGGTCGGCCGGCGATTGCAGGAAGATCGCCCATGAGTTTAGCCAAAGCCAGAACTCGCGTTCCTTGTGCTGGTAGAGCGTCAGGTTGTTCGCCTGTGTGCTGTCGCGCTGGAAGAACCGCGTCAGGGCTTGCCCGGTGTCCATGATGCCGAGGAAGCCGGCATAGTGGATCAGTTCCTTGTAGCGGTTCGGGCTTGGCGTGGCAGTCGCGACAAAGCGGTACCGCACGCGATCGAACAGCGATAGGAAAGTCTGGTAGGTCTTGGAGCCATAGGACCGGAGAACGGAAGCCTCATCGAGCGTCACGGCCGTGAATTCGTTCGGGTCGATCTTGCCGTCCCGGACTGTCTCATAGTTCGTCATGTAGATGCCGGTGTCTCCGGCTTCTTCGATGCGGCGAATGAACTTGATATCAACGCCGAGCATCTGCCCGTCGCGGCGAAACTCCTGACGGACGCCGAGCGGGAGAACGATCAAGCCCCGGCCGGCCGTCTTCTCAGTGATGAGACGAAGGATCTCGATCTGAACCACGGATTTGCCTAGGCCGAACGCAGCGAAGATCGCGCGCTTTCCGCCTCGTACCGCCCAAACGACCATATCGCGCTGATGCGGCTTTAGGATTGGGTTCACCTCTTCCGGCTCAACATGCAGGCCTGAGACAGGAGCGAGGCGGATCTTGTTCTTGAGGAAGTCGATGTAGGTCATGCTTCGATATCCATCATCCGAACAAGGCGAGCTGCGCCGGCGGAGCCTCGCGCGGCAAGCCGAGTGCTAAGAGTGCGGAGCGCATAAGCCGCTTCCAATGGGACAACGCCGTTTCCGAGCATGCGGAGTGCATCGTGGCGATGTCGCAAAACTCGTCCGGCCAGAGCATCAGGGTCTCGCGGAATGAGACGGACCTGATCAGGTCCGGGCGGTCCAAGTCTTCGATTTGGTCGCAAAGGTTGGCAACGTGTAGCCGGCCGTTCTGTCCACGCTTGATGCGATTGCCGCGCCCGCTCTGGCCTTTGGCGTCTCGGGTTGTCGGTGACTGCCAGAATGAAGACACGCTCACGCCGGATGCTTGCGCCCGTTTCAGCCGCTGTAAACAGTCCGAACTCATCCTCAAAACCAAGTTTTCGAAGGTCTCGGAGAACTCTTTCGGCGCCGCCGCTGTCCAACATGCCCCTGACGTTCTCGATGAGGACGAACCAAGCCCCGGATTGCACGATGATGCGGCGAGCCGTGGACCACAGGTCACGCTCGTCATCCTCACCAAGTCGCTTTCCAGCGAGGCTATGAGGCTGGCACGGGATGCCACCAATGAGGCCGTCAACTGCGCCACGCCAAGCGCGGCCGTCGAAGGTTCTGGCATCACTCCACAAAGGTGCCTCAGCCAAGAGACCTTGGCGCATCGCTGCGACCAAGTGCGCGACGGCGAAGGCTTCCCTCTCCACCATGCAGACTGTTCGAGCGCTTGGAATTGCCAGCTCGACGCCGAGATCAAGGCCGGCTCCTCCGGTGCAGATGGAGAGGATATTGAGATGTTCGGGACGTAGAGCCACATTCACTTCGCCTCATCCTTCAGTTCTGGGCAGATCCATTCCGCGAGACCCGCGGCCTTATCCCTGAGCCAGATCGCGATCGATTGCCGCCGATCGAAGCTGAGCCATCTGACGAAGACGCTCGGTTTTGGCTTTGTATTCGGCATGGGCATCCCTCGCGTTTCTCAGTGCTTCCGCCGTCTCGTAGAGCTCCACCATCTGGAAGTGCTTCACCACGCGGCTTTCGTTGTTCCGCCAGGCGCGAAGCCGGCGTTCGGTCCATTGGTTTTCGGGGTCGTCACGATGGGGAAAGCGGGCGCGCAATTCCCGGCAGGCGGTGCGGAACATGTCGCCGATGTGGCGCCTCGCTCCGATCTCCTCGATCAAGAAGTTTGCTGTTGCTACGTCGTCCATCTGCGTACTCACGCCCTGTTTTAGTTTTTCCGAATCTACGGGTGACTTTCCCGACATTTGGTTTTGCTCCTGTGGTTCATTGCCCTTGTTCGAAGGAGCGTTCAGATGAACCGCAGGACTGATATCGATGGAGAGGGAAGCGCTGACGCCAATCAGGGCATTTCCCTCTCCGGCTCAGGCCGCCGCCTGGATTCCGTTATTCCATTTCCCCGCAGAGCCGATCCGCCATCCGGCTTTGCCGCCGAAGTCTCTCCGCCAGAGGCTTCGGCACCTTTCGAAAGTCTCGGATCCGTCACTCAAGCTGTCGTCATGCGACTTGCGAATGATGCTGTCCGGTTAAGAGTGCTCCGGGTCGCTAGGGAGGAGGACGACCCGGAGCGTTGACGGGCTTGGAGGGGTAGCCCCGTCAATTCATGAGCCGTGCGGCACGGACCAACTGCGGTTCTGGCTGCGTGGCTTCGTCACGGCTCTGATTTGAGAGAGCGTCTGCTTTCGAAGAAACGAGGAGCGCAGCGGCCACGAAGCCGCCAAACCCGCCGATGATCGAACCCACGACAATGCCCAAGATGAAAGATGTCATGCGTCTGCCCTTTCCCGAGATGGGTTCAACAAACTCTTGAAGATGGAGATGTCAGCTTTGGAGCGATCGACAGGCCGGAAGTCTCGCCAGTCAAACGCCGGCTCTGCGACATGGTCGGGCTTTTCGCACCAACCCCCGCGCTGGATGATGCCGCACGGCATGTTCAGCACCTCCGACAGGAGGATGCCGACCATTCCGTCATCATATCCTGATGGTCTGATCTCGCGGATTGTGTAGATCCCGCCGACCTCCGGAAACTCGAGGTCCAACAGACGCCCCCAATCTGTTCGCCGGAGAGGAGAGAGATCGTTGACGAGGCAGACCTTATCGCCGGCCTTGGCTCGAAGTATCCATCTCATGATGCCCTCACCTCCTGCGGCTCTGTCTGTCCGCACCGTTCGCAATGGCGCTCGATCACTTCCGCGATTGAGAGCACCCGTTCGCATTTCGGGCACGTCGAGTAAGGTTGGAACTGAGCTTTCCGGCTCTGAATTGCCGATGACAGACGGGTATTCATGCTGCCTCACTTTCCCGCGCTGCGACCTTGCAAGCGTGGCAGTGGTTCGTTCCATGACCGGCGCAGCGCTCGGGCCGCAGGCAATTCGGTCGAAGGGTGAAGGTGGCCGATGGGGTATGTCTGACGAGCCCATCGGCCGTTGCGGCGTTGTCGGGATGAGCGGTTACATGGTCGCCTCCTGCGTTGGCGGCGGCGCTGCCCGACCTATGGGGAGTTACGCGCTCGTCGCTGGGGAGAACCGTCGCTACAGCCGCAACGGCGTCGTTTTCCGAAGAAGTGTCGGGGATGCCATGTGCATGAGCGGCGGCATCCCCTACCGGTGCAGCAGACGCATCCAACTGCTCCTTGCCTCCGGTACGGCAATCGTCAGCAAAGCCGACCATCGAGGCGCGCTGACGCTCGCTCTCCTCAGAGGCCCTACTAGCCGGATCATCAGAAGATGCGGCACCCTTGTCCACAAACTCCTCCTCGACGTTCGCTACGGGATCTTCTTCCGCCTCTTCGCGGGCGATCATGATATCGACGGCAGCGGTCAGCGCGGCGCGACCGGCTTCCGTCTGCATGCCGGTCGCGACTGTGGCGACGAGCTTGGCGCTGACGTTGTCGTCGAGGAACTCGCCCGTGATCGGGTCAAACTCTTCGTCGGCAGAAAAATTTTTCTCGTTCATATTCGACCAGCCGAGGAGGCTGGCGTAGTCGGTCGAGAACCCGGCCTTGTCCAAAATCTTCTTCACGCGCTTGCCGTTGCCGGTCTCGTCACGCTCATCCTGGATCTGGGCTTTGATCAATGCCTTGAGCGTGGACCAGTCACCGCCGGCGTCGGCGACGACATCGCGAAGTCCCGCGATCATGTCGGCGTCGTCGAGCTGCCGCTCAATGATCGGGCGGGCTTCAGATACGATTTCTTTGAGGGCCTTGGAGGAGATCATGCGGCCGCTCCATCAACAGGCCAGATTACACCTCGTAGGACGCGGCTGACGTGGGCCTGCTTAACCCCAAATGCATCAGCGAGCTGCGCTTGCGTCACTCCGCCAGCGCGATACCGGGACCGAATGTCGGACACTGATGCGGCATTAAGCTTCGCGTTAGGATTTGCCTCACAGGAGCCCGAGCGTCCATGAGCTACACGGTCATCAGAATTTTGCTTAGGCGTTCCCCAATAGACGTTCCCGAGAGAACAGTCGGAAACGACCCCATTGGCGTGCAAAGCCCACTTCCCTTTGGGTCTTGGGCCGATGAATGCCTCAGCCACGAGAACGTGGATGTTGCGGGAAACCTTTTTACCGTCTTCTCGAACCAGAGTGACGCGACGATATTTCATCTTGGTTGTGCCTGGGCCGCCCTTCATCAGAGCTGGTTCACCCATGCGCAAAGAGGCAACTCTGCCATGGTCCGATACAAAATAGTCAGGGAAGTCAGCGATCTGCTTCCAGCATTCGCCGTCGATCCGTCCTACGAATGCGCGGAGTTGGTCGCGAGCTACGCCGTGTGCGTCAGACATTTAGATGAACCCCTTATCCAAGGCGAGCCATTCGGGCATCGTCACGATGACGTGCCCCGCCTGGCCTTCGTCGATTTCAAGATGCTGCTTCGGAACCCACTTGGCGTTCTTCCGGTCGCCGTCGTCGGAGATCATGATCGCCTTTTCCGTTTCAGCGTGGCGCATGACGGTGATGTCGACAAGGCCCGTGCTCATGCTGCACCGGCCTGTTCGGGCTGGGGAAGGAAATCGTCGGCGGAAAGCTTGACGCCCCGTTCGCGACCGGCGGCGATTAGAGTGGGAACATGCTTGAAAGGGATAAGTCCGTCGGTTCCGCCCTTTTCCTTCGGCTGCGTCCAACGATACACCCGCGTCCGATCGGCGCCGGTGATCTGTTGGACGGCTTCGGGTCCGCCAAAGCGATCAATGATCGAGGCAGCAGGCTCAAGCTTTTCGGGTGCGTTCGTTTCCATGGCACGACTATGCGATAATCGCACAGAGAAAGTCAATAGCCTTGTGCCGCAATCGCACGAGACCTCGCATTTTCCCTATGCGAAAATGCCATATGCTTGAAGATCCATATAAAAAATGGGTGATCGAGAATCTTGGGAAGCCTGGGAAATCCCAAACGGGGCTTGCCAAGGCGCTCGGGCTCCACCCATCGGCCATAAACAAAGTTGTCAGCGGCAAGCGTCAATTGAAGTCGCATGAGGTTGCAGGCGCAGCGGCGTACTTTGGTGAATCCGCTCCCGGCGGCGAAGAGGTTCGACCGTCTGCAGCTACGTGGGTAGTCGCCCGCAAGGTCGGCAAAGTCGCCGCAGGCCTATTCCGCGAGGTCGACGAGTTCGACCAGTCGGAGCCGGAAGAGATCACGGTCCCGCGCGACGAGAACTTCCCGAATGCCAGGCAACTGACGTTTGAGGTGGAAGGCGACAGCATGGACGCGCTGCGCCCTCGCCCAATCCTTCCTGGCGACACCATTGTCTGCACGGCATACGAGGATATTGCTCACAAGGTAGTCCTGCGCGACGGCATGGTCGTCGTCGTGCAGCGGACACGCGATGCCGGCATGATGCGGGAATGGTCCGTCAAGCAAATCGAGATCTACGAAGATCGGACCGAGTTCCATCCGAGATCAACAAATCCGAAGCACAAGCCTATCGTGGTACAAAGGCAGTTCGACGCCGACGACGGTGTCGCCGTCGAGGTCATCGGCATCGTCCGGATGGTGCTGAATACAATGCCGGGGTTTTGAATGCGGATCAGGCACATCATCGAAACGCCTAAAGTCATCAAACACGACACAGGCTGGAAGACCGATGATCTGCCATCAAGGTTCTCGGGGGTATACCCAAAGGCAATGCCCACGCGGCCTGGCTGGAAATGGCGAAGTGCTCTAGCTTTCGATGGAGAATGGGAATATATTCTTCTTTGCCAGGTCAACGAGGGAAAGGATAATTGGCTTGCTTGGCTGGTTCGCAAGGCTCCCGAAGGCGGGTCAATCGTCAGTCGCTACGAATATCATGGCGACCACCCCGGCCTGCATGTGCATGGTGATTGCATCAGAGGAGCAATCGAGTGCGGCCCAACCAGCATTAATGTCCCGTTACGAATTCCTCGCTTAAAGTCGCGTACGACGAGAGCCGCGCCTGCTCGACCCGACCTGTTTTGGAAAAACGCATGCGCGCATTTTCGCTGTGACTATGAGAAAGGAGAGTTGCTATGACCGACCCGCACGTCGTTTTAGACGCGCTGCATCGCTCCTTTTCCGACGCTATATCCGTGCGAGCAGTCCCTTCAGGCCTAGCTATAAGCTCTCCTTTTTTTGATAGCTCTGGTGACAGTCTTGCCTTTTACGCTTCTGAAACGGACAGCGGTCTCGTGCTGGAAGATGATGGCTTCTTCCTTCCACATTTGATCGCTTCTGGGATCGATATCAGAGCGGGTCAGCGCCGACAGATGCTAGACACGATGCTAGCAGAATCGGGAGCCTTTTGGGACGAAGAAACATACGAGATAAAGACGCAGCCGCTCAAGGAAGGCGACATCGGACTTGCATCCGTTCGCTTTCTATCCGGACTATTGCGGATACGCACACTTGAGCATGTAACGAAGGAGGCCGTTCGTTCTACCTTCAAAGAGGATGCAGTAGCCGCGATTGACCGCTATCTCTCACCTGCGTTTTATATTTCAGAGAAGGCTAGTGTGACCCCCCAACTCGCAGAGTTTCCTGCCGATGTTGTGCTGAAGCCAAAGGACGCCGCGGGCCGCAGTTTGGGTATCTTCTTGGTTAACAGCTCGACTCAGTTCTTAGAGGCTGAGCTTCTGCACAACGAGATCGAGCGGGTCCACCTTCAGGATCAGGCCTCTGCCGTCGCATTGATTGAGGATCCGAAGAAGATCACAGTCGTCGGTGACAAAAGATATCAGAGAGCAGTGAATAGGGGACTGCCGACACGTTTCTTCCGAGGAGACGAACAGCAGGCCGTTTACAGCCTTCGAAAGCTGATCGCGGCTTAAGCCGCGAAGCTTCGCTTGCCGTTCAGGTCAAACTCGTTGCAGGTGTATGCAATCTCCTGCAGCAGCCAGCGCTTAGGCTCCTCACACATGTAACTCTTCCCGTCGTCTCCGACGAAGTTCATGATTGGCAGGACGCAAAATCGATCTTCGTCTCCAACCGGAGCAAACGGCCCTACCCTGAACGAATAACCGGGAAAGCGATGGCTGAGAAAATTCTCTAGCCGCTCCTTCGCGGCCGCGACGGCTGCACGCTGTTCGTACGGCGGAACTATGATGAATTCCAACACTTCCTTACTCATGTTGATAGCCTCCGCTGATCGCGAACAGCTTTCCGATCGAGCTTTCGCAATGGGCGCAAAAGAACGGCACGTTGTTGAGGTAACCGCTTTCCGCCAGTTCATACATATCCTCAGGTAATTCAGCGCCGGCAGGCACTTCCAGCGCCCGCGAGCTTTCCCGCAGGCAGTTCTCGCATCGTATATGCAGCCGCAACGGCGGCTGTGATTTCATCATTGCCAGACCCATGATGTTCTCCTTTCGTTCTAATAGAGCCAGAACATGGGATGAGAGTCGAGTCTGATTCGTTTCGCACAGGGCGAAAATTAATTGTGCGATTAAAGCACGATTAGCTCTTGCATAACCTGTGCGATTATCGCATAGTCCCCTCATCAACGAATGAGGACCGCGATGCACACCGCAGCAGACATCACCGCCGACGCGCTTCGCATTGCTTCGGCTGATTTGTCGCTCGCAATCGAGCGCGCCCGCCGCAAGCACCGGAAGGGCGAAGTGATCACCGGTCGGAATTATCTCCGCCAGATCCGTGACGTTTACGAGATGCAGGTGAAGGCCGAAGCGCTCGGCGCATATGGCCCGCTGATCAATCCTCTTCCGCCGGTCCCGTACCGCGACCAGCTGGTCGGCTACTCGCCAGAGCAGCGCAAGGCGCTCGAATGGAAGGGCGTGTTCGACGCCTTCCCGTTCCCCATCCCTCACCATTTCTCAATTGCAGCCGAGTGAGCCGCCATGGAAAAGAACATCAATTTCGTCCGCGCCAAGCTGGCTACGACAGACCTCTTCGAAAGCATCATCTGCCTGCAAGCTGGCGGGCGCTTCCCTGAAATCCATCGGGAAGCGATCGAGGAGCATTTCGCTGAACTCGCTCGCGAACTTGGCTATCAGGTCGAGAAGATCAATGCCGAACCTGCGGTCGAAGCTGGCGACCCCCCGATGTTCCGGCCTCGTCCCGGCCTCTCTCAGGTCATTGGCGGCGCGGCTCATCCGGTACGCGGTGCGAGCTTGGAGGCTGCGGAATGAGCGAGGCAATCCCCCCGAAGTGGGAAGCCCACGGATTCCGCATCCAGTTCGATCCGACTCCGGGTGGAGTGATCAACGAAGACGGTAATCGCTGTTTCTCTCTTAAAATCCCTGCACTTGAAGTGACAGAATGGGTCAAGGATCGCGAAAAGGTCGCCGTTGATATCGCTGCCGCCCTCAATGGGGAAGACGCGAAAAATTCTGAGCTGTCACGACTGCGGGAAGCTCTGCAAACCAGCCGCGACGTGCATGCTGGCATTGCGGAATACATCCTCAACACGAAGGGTCCGAAGGACTTCAAGGGCATGTTCGCGGACCTACAGCGCGCACGCCTCGCGGCCGATGCTGCCCTCAACGAAAGCCGGGAGGGGGAGTAGATGGCTGACGTCAACATAATCCCGAAAATCCAGTGCGACAACTGCGGCCTGACGGTCGACAAGGTGAAGCAAGGCAATGGTGCCAGCACGTCATACCACAAACCGACCATGTGGGGATCGTGCAAGATCGAAGGCGGCCGAGCCACCGATGAATACGGCGGCAAGAGCCGGCTGACCTTTGTCGATCTCTGCCAATCCTGTGCAAACGCCGCAGTCGACGCGGCTGCGGCGGCTCTGAAGGCGGTCCGCAAGGAGCAGGACGATGATTGAACCTTGCACCACACGCGCCTTTGACGGCTGCAGTTGCGATCCTGGCGAGTGCCAATCGGCCTCCGCCCGTCTCGCTGAGATCAATCTCAAGATCAAGACCGTCGATGCGAAGCGCCGCGCGGGTATGGCCCTCCTCACCTACGGAGCGAGCCTCTGCGTCGTGCTCGCCCTCATCTCCCTTTCATTCGTCTTCATCGCCGTGCCGGAGAGCAAAAAGCTTGCCCGTGCCAACCAGGAGAATACGCAATGGCGCTAGATTTCAAACAGCCGGAACCGGCCTTGGACATTGCCTCCATGGTTGAAGAAAACCCGGGCATCGTTCTTCTGGACGATGATCTCTATGCGCAGTTCATTGCGCAGCTCAAGGCGAGCGTGGCTGACTTCGTCCCCGATCTGTCCACCGCCACCAGCCGGAAGAAAATCACCTCCGAGGCATACCGGATCACCCGCCAGAAGACGGCGATCGATGATGCCGGGAAGAAACTGAACGAGGAAGCACGCAAGCAGATCAACGCCGTTGACGCGAAGCGGCGCGCCGTAAAGGCCGATCTTGAGGCTCTGGCGGACGAAGTTCGCCTTCCGCTGACTAATTGGGAAAAGCAGGAAGAGGCTCGCGTCGAATACTGCAAGTCGTTCCTCAAGCACATTGAGGATTGCGGCAATGGCTTCATCGGCGGCGAGCCTCAACCTTTCCCAATCCTGCTTCGCGAGTTGGAGGAGAAGATCGTCATCAACTCCGAGCTCGGCGAGTTCGAGGATCAGGCCCGCGTTGCACATAAGATCGCACTGGACAAGGTGACGGCGGCTTTCGAGGCACACAAGCGAGCCGAGGCCGACCGGATCGAACTGGAAAAGCTTCGCGCCGAAAAGGAAGAACGCGATCGTGCCGAAGCTGCCCGACTCGAGCAGGAGCGCGCCGCCAAAGAGGCCGCCGACCGCGAACGTGCGGAAAAGGAACGGCAGGAGCGTGAAGCCGAAGAGCAAAAGGCTCGGGAAGAACGCGCCGCTCAGGCCGCCCGCGAACAGGCCGAGCGGGCTGCTCGGGAAGCCGTTGAGCGCGCCGAACGCGAAGCACAGGCAGCAATCGCCAAGGCTGAAGCGGAGGCCCGCGCCGTCCGTGAAGCGGCGGAACGTGCCGAGCGGGAACGTCAGGCAACCGCACGCCGTGAGCAGGAAGAACGCGAAGCCCGTGAGCGCGACCGGGAGCACCGCGGTCGCCTGATGGGCGAGGCAAAGGCCGCTCTTATGGCTCAAGGCGCAGGCGAAGCCACGGCCAAGAAGATCGTGCTGGCAGTCATCGCCGGCGAAATCCCTCACGTCAAAATGGAGTTCTGATCATGAACCAGGTGGCGAAAATGACGGACGAGCGGCAGGTTGCCGCTCGCTATGATGAGCCTGCTAATCAGGGCGATGGCCTGCTCGGCGTGATCGAGCGCCTTGCCAGCAACAAGAACATGGACGTTGCCAAGTTCGAGGCAATCGTCAAGATCCGCGCTGACGAGCAGGAGCGCCTTCGCCGAATCGAGCGCGAGGACCGCGAGGACACTGCGCGCCGCGAATGGCTGGCTGCCTTCTCTGCGGTCCAGTCGGAAATCGGCCCAATCTTCCGTACGAACGACAACGAGCATACGAAGTCAAAATATGCCGATCTCGCGGACATCGAGCGTGTCGTCACCCCGATCCTGACCAAGCACGGCTTCTCGACGACTTCGGCGCCGGTTCCATGCGATCTCCCCGGTCATATCCGGATGCGACTGACGCTCGGCCACGCCGGCGGTCACGAGAAGGTCTATGAAGACGACTTCCCGATCGACGCTGCGGGTTCTGGCGGCAAAGTGAACAAGACAGCCATTCAGGCCAAGGGCAGCACGCAAACCTATGCGCGACGATATCTGAAGGCCAGCGCCCTCGATCTCGCATTCATGGACGATAAAGACGGCAATTCGAGCACGCCGCCTGAAGACAACAACGCTATCGACCAAGAGCAGTTGGCGCAGCTTCGTAAGGCGATCGATGATGCCGATGCCGACGTCGAGAAGTTTTGCCGTTTCTTCCGCATTGAAGCCCTTCCCGACCTTCCGGCTCGCGAGTTCGATCGGGCCATCTCGATGATTGGTCAGCGGAGGACGCGAGCATGATCGAGATCTTCAACTGCGAACAGAACACACCGGAATGGTACGCGGCGCGCGCCGGCATTCCTACGGCCTCTGAATTTCACACCGTCATGGCATCCGGCCGTGGCGGCGGCGAAAGCAAGACCCGAAAGACGTACCTCTACAAGCTCGCCGGCGAAGTGATCACCGGCAAGACCGTCGAAGGCTACACCAACGCCCACATGGAGCGCGGTCATGAGATGGAGGCCGACGCCCGCCGGATGTATTCCTTCATCTGCGATGCGGATATCGAAAGTGTCGGGTTCGTCCGTAACGGAGACAAGGGCGCAAGCCCTGACGGCCTGATCGGAGGCAAGGGGATGTTCGAAGCAAAGTCGAAGCTCCCTCACCTTCTGATCGAATGCCTGATGCGCGATGACTTCCCGCCGGAGCACAAGGCACAGTGCCAAGGCGCTCTTTGGGTTGCTGAACGCGAGTGGATCGACATTGTCGTCTACTGGCCCGACCTGCCGCTGTTCGTGAAGCGCGCCTATCGCGACGAGGCTTATATCGCCACGATCGCCACCGCCGTGAAGCAGTTCAACGAAGAGCTTGCCGAGATCGTCGAGCAAGTTCGCCGCTATGGCAGACCACCCGCCGCCGCGAATGACGTCGCCGCGCTTCGTCAGCATCCATTGATGGCGGGCTGACCATGGCGACCAACAACCGCATCGTCGATACCGACCAAGCCCGCGAGATGCTGGTGAAGTACATCATTGGCAAGACAATGCCCTTCACCTGCAGCATCACCGACGGGAAGCACCGGACCAGCGACCAGAACAAGCTTCAGCGCCTGTGGGTGATGGAAATTTCGGCTCAGGTCGGCGACCAGTCTCCGGAAGAGGTCCGGGGGTACTGCAAGCTGCATTTCGGCGTTCCGATCCTTCGGAACGAGAACGACGTCTTTAAGGCCGAATATGACGCCGTAATCATGCCGCTCCCCTACGAGCACAAGCTCGAGCTCATGATGGTGCCGTTCGATTTTGGCGTCACGCGGATCATGACAACGCGGCAAAAGACGATCTATCTCGAAACGGTCCACCGCCATTACTCCGAACAGGGCCTGATCCTCACCAATCCCGAAGATCTGAAGCACAGGAGCGCGGCATGACCGAGAACGTACGCCTTTTGCCTGGAAGCATGTCGGAGGTTGACGCTCTGACCTGCGATGATCCGATCACGAGCCTCGTCGCGCGGATGTCTGTTTCCACCGTCCACACGGGCATGGTCGATTTCATCAACTCTGAGATCGAGCGGCCAAACGCAGCCGTCGATAACATACTCATAGGCATAGCCGCCTACATGATCCAGATGCACGCGAGCTTTGCCGCGTACTTCCTCAAAGCCGACAGAGCCGATGATGTCCTTGCACAGTTTCAAGCTGTTGTGGATCGGACCTATCGCGAGCACTTCGTCGACAGCGCGAAGGAGTTGGCGGCGTGAACAACCCCAGCGTCAACCGATACCTAAAAGACAAGGCGTTCGATCACATCGACCATGCGCTCGGTAGGCCGGTTGATCCGTTGCGCGAATCCTACCGCAACCGTTTCGCCACCGACGTGAACAGCGATGACGCCAAGGCCTTCGGCGAGTCAGAGAACTGGGAACTCGACGGGCTCGTCCGGGGCATGGCCTATTTCTCAGTTACCGACGCGGGCCGGATAGCGCTCAAGAAGCATCTGTCAGAACAGGCGGTCCATATGGGCAAGCCGTGGCGGTCCTATATCGTCGAGTTCAACGGCTACAGGGAAAGCATCCCTGCTAGGTCCAAGGCCCAGGCGCGATACCTGCGTTACCTCAACATTTCCGACATTTATCCGAGCCTCGAATTCGGTGAGTTCGTCAGGCGCGCGAGCGTGAGGGTCGCGGCATGAGCGAGAATGTCAAAGACACAACCCGCGCACTTGCCGCCGCCAAGGCCATCATCGACGGCCGGAATCCTTTTACCGAGTATTCCGCAGTTTTGGTCACTGCAGAACACGCCTTTGCCGTTGTCTTGCTCGCCTGCATGGGCGGCGATGCTCGCAAGGCCGCTGCCATGCTCAATGAGGGTTTGGTGCAGGGTGTTGAAGAACGCTTGGAGCTGTATGCCTCGAAAGGCGGTGCGGCATGACCGAAGTCCTCGACTACCTCATCAAGAAGGGATCGTATTTCTACCGCCCGAACAAGCAGGGTTACACCAGCTTCAAGTTCGATGCCGGCCGCTACACAAAGGCGGACGCCGAGGCAGAAGCTTCAGTCGAGCCCTGGCATATGAAGGCCATCCATCAGGATGACGTGCCGGAGGATACCGCACCGGATAAGCACATCTCGGGATTGCAGGCTGAAATCAACCGCCTGCGCGCCCTCCTTTATCATGCCGATAGCTTCGTCATCGACGGCATCACCGAGGCGAAGTCTCAGGTCGAGATGAACATGCCCTACCCGACGCGCCTGCCTCGCTTCCAAGCCCAGCTTGCCGAAGCTCGCCAGCTCCACGCCGACATCACCGAAGCTTTGAAGGGAGTGAAGGTCAATGGCTGAGAACTCCGCCATATCCTGGACCCGCCACACATGGAATCCGTGGATGGGCTGCACCAAGGTTAGCCCCGCATGCGACGGCTGCTATGCCGAAGCGCTGATGGATAAGCGTTACAACAAAGTGAAGTGGGGCAATTCTCCCCGCGTCCGCACCGGCGCCCATACGTGGAACGATCCTTTTCGCTGGCAGCGTCAGGCCGAAAGGGACGGTGATCGGCCGTTCGTCTTCTGCGCCAGCCTCGCGGACATCTTCGACAACCAGGTCGATCCGCAGTGGCGCGCCGACGCCTTCGAAGTGATGCGGAAGACGCCGCGCCTGGTCTACCTGCTGCTGACCAAGCGGCCGCAGAATATCGTGAAGCTGGCGGACGCAGCCGGCGGGCTGCCGAGAAATGCGGCGATCGGCACAACGATCGAAGACCAAAAGCGGGCAGACATTAACGAGCTCGCGCTTGTCAACGCAGCCTCAGAGGTGATGCCGGCTTTCACGTTCGTGTCGATTGAGCCAATGATCGGACCGGTCAGGCTAAGACATCTCTACGCGACCGAGGAGCAGCCGCGCATTGATTGGGTGATAACCGGTGGCGAGACTGATCAGGGCGGCCACAAGGCCCGGCCGACGCATCCCGACTGGTTCCGGAGCCTGCGCGACCAGTGCGCGGCGGCGGGCGTTCCCTATCACCATAAGCAGAATGGCGAGTGGGTGCCACTGCAAGCGAACGATGGCGAATGGCCCACCGATGCCGGAGGGTTCTGCCGTCTGACGTTTTGCGGCGAGAAAGCCGACGGCGGCTGGCCGATGCAGAAGGTGGGCAAGAAGTTCGCCGGCCGAATGCTCGACGGCGTGACCCATGACGCATTCCCTGAGGTGGCCGCATGAGCAACCGGCAGCAACGCCTCGCCGCCCGCGCGATCGAGCGCAAGGGCCTCAAAGGTGACTGGGGCCCATGGCGGGTCACCGACTTGCCCGATGGCATTCCCGGCGGCTCCGGATGGTGCAAGCAGGTGCGGAGCGCCAAGGCGAATAACCTTTACGTCGTCCTGATCCGGCCGTTCTATGACATGGACGGTCATCTGACCCACCATTGCGCAATCCGCACCGCCTCGAACCTTGAGCCACCGTGGCGCGATCTTCAGCGCATCAAGAATGAACTGTTCGGATCTGAGGCAACGGCCGTCCAGGTGATGCCTCCGGCGTCCGAACTCATCGACGCCGCCGACTTGTACCACATTTGGGTCTTGCCGGAGCGGCTTCCTTTCACGCTTGGGAAAAGGAAGGCAGCATGACGCACTACGCAACCTGCTTCAACTGTGCCGTCGACAAGGCCTCGTGCCAGCGGCGTATTGCCCTTCAGAAGGCATTGGCCGGCAGCGCCGTCACGAGCCTGAAATTCAAATGCCGGGAGCGTCAGGCCTTTTTCGCACCCGGGCAGCGAGTGGCTTTCGATTGGAAGTCATTTGAATCCGACGAATACGACACATCCGTTCTGCACCTGACTTTCACCGGAACCGTGATCCGCGAGAGAGGCACTAAGTTCGTTATCCAAGTGGATAGCGGCAAGGATATCGAGGAAGAGATCGAGGCATCCGAAGTCTTCAGGAAAAACGATGCCCTGCTGATAAAGGTCCGTCCAGAGGATATGCGCCCTCTCAACGAGCCCGCCAAATCTGTCTGCCTGACCTGCTATCAGGTCGAGGGACAGGAAGATCGCTGCTACCGATCTGCCGGGCAGGTCTGGGTTCCGAATGGGTGCATCAAGGCCGAAGAACCCGCTCCGAAGCAAGAGGAGGATGCGTTTTGACCCGCACGACCTCAGTCTCCAGCCATACCCGCCGCCTTCCCGAAAAGGCACCCGATCCATTTGCCCCGGTCTTGGAAGCGAAGCGCGCTGCCTACGCTCGAAAATGGGGCGTCGAACTCATCGGCGCGAACGACGACCGGCTTGCCGCACCCGTAGCCGATCCAGTTACTGGTCCCGGTCGCGTCTCTCTCGAATCCCTCAAGCAGCAATTGAAGGACATCGCCAAGATGATCGGGTGGCAGGGATGAGCCGCCGCGAGTTCACGAATTCTGTCTATGCGGCGATCGTCAAGCGCGCGATGCAGTCGAACGGCGAGATCGCCTGCGAAGGCTGCGGTCTTATCCTTGGCCGCAAGCCCTATCACGTCGACCACACCGTTCCTGACGCCCTCCAGGTCGACAAGAGCCGCAAGCTCACTGTCGACGACGGCAAGCTGCTCGGCGTCGAGTGCTGCCACAAACCAAAGACAGTCGAGGATCAAGGCGCCATCGCCAAAGCGAAGCGCAATGAGGCCAACCATCTCGGTTTCAAAACCATTCCGGCGAAAAAGCTTCGCGGCGCCGGATTCCCCAAGTCCGAAAAGGCAGCCAAGCGCGAGCCGAAGGCCTTCCTCCCTCCATTGCCACCGCGCCAACTCTATCGCGAGGAACAGCCATGACTACCGCTATTGTGACGGATGAGATGATCGAAGCCGGATGGAAAGAGGCCCAGGTAAAAGACATCAGGGATGATCGCTCCCACAAGCAGAGATTTATAGACGGCCTCTCCGCCGCCCTCACCCCACATGGAGAAGAGGCAGCAGCGATGGCGCCCGAGTCTCATAGCAAGGCGAGCGAGATCATTGCGGCTATCCGCCACCAGCTGGAAATCAACGTCCAAATTGCTGAACAGAACAGCCCCGAGGGTCCGATCGTAGACGGCAAGCGCGTGAAGGGGCTTACCCACTCACAGGATATTCTTGCTCAGCACATCCGCGACCATCTGAGCGAACTAGAATTGGTCATCGCCACCCTCGCACCGCAGCAGCATGTGGAGGGTCTGCCGCTTGCCAGCGACATAGAAAAGCTCGGCGGATGGACGCTCTCTCATGATTTCGTAGACCAGTTGGCACGAAAGGCAGAGGAGGAGACGACCTACCCCTGTCCGATGGAGGTTGCCGAGCATATCGCCCTCACAGTCGCCGGTATTCTTCGTTCCAGCCCACCACCCGAGTCTCAAAAGCTGGTGTCCATCGAGGCGCACATGGATGCGGCGCGCGATATCAACACCCTCCTTGCGCAGATCGATTTCCTACAGGAAGCGACTGGCGAACGGCTAGAAATGGAAGACGCCGCGATAGTCGAGCAGATCCGTGAGGCCTGGGGCGGTAACGGAGACCCGACGCAGCCAGCGCCCAAGCAACGTTTGGAGGGTGAAGTCTGGCGTGATGGTCTAGGCAGGGTAACACCGAAGCCCGCCCACGCCGACGCGGTCTTGGAGGATATGGGTTACATCCCTGCGCCCGCATCTCATGTGCGTGGCGAGCAAGTCTTCCCAACACAGGAAGAAATCCACCATCTCGCCAAGCTCGCCCTTGAGGAAATGCAGCGGGAAGCGACGACCGACCCGGCCGCGTGGGTTGCCTCTTACGAACGCATCATCATGTCCTATCGGCGTCTTGCTTTGGCGAAACAGCAGGAGGCTGACCGCAAGCGCCAGCCATGTCAACCGACCTCCAAGCCAAGCAGAGTTCGCTTGGGGAAAGATGTTATCAAGGCAATCTGCGATGCAGTCGTTCTTGGCGAAGGAGAGGATTACCAGCCGGTGCACCTTGAGCCAAGGGAGGCTAAGCAGGCAATCTCTGCTTATCTTGAGGCAATTTGGCGTCCGATTTCTCAGGCCGACAAAAGCGTGGACCGAGTAATTGAGGTTGGCGGCATTAGGATAGCCAACTCAGAGGAGTATTGGGTTCGCGATGCTGACGGGCGAGCCTACCGAGCAACGTGGGCCGACGACGGTAAAAGAGCCTATTGGTGGGACTTTGAGGCAGAAAGCCCGGTCGATCCTGTCGAATTCATGCCGCACCCGTTGGACCCGCGTTGGGCCGCCCTCGCATCGGAGGGCCAGAACAATGGCTAAGCTGACGCCAACGCAGCGAGAAGTCCTAGGTCATTGCCAGGACTGGTCAGCGGCATTCGAGGTTGCGGAACGGCGCGTAGACGACGGCGCCAGAACCGATTGGAAGCGCACACAAGACGTTCTTATGGCGCTCCATAAGCGCGGCCTCGTAGAATACGGTGAGGTCAACGCCACGTATCGGATCACTGATGCTGGTCGCGCAGCTCTCTCCCCATCACCCTCGACGCGGGAGGTGGCGTCTCACCCTGTGGATAAGTCGAATAACGGGGAGAACCTACAATGCAAGCTTTGACACCCGCGATGTTGGCGGAGCGTTGGCTTTGCTCTGAAAGACACATCAGAAACATGATCACCTCAGGTGAATTGCCGTCTTTCCGGCTCGGCGGGAAACTGCTTAGAATACGACTGGAAGACGTGGAGAAATTCGAATGCCAGACTGGCGCCTCACAAGGCTTAACGGAGAATTCTGCGTCACATGGGACGACGCCGACGGAATCCGCCGACGTTATCGACTTGGAACAACAGACAAGGCAGAGGCGGCCCGCCTCGCCACGTCTCGATACGCGGAACTCACTCGCCCGCGCGGGACAACGGTAGCAGATCTATGGGAGGGCTATAAGCTCGACATGGAAGGCCGCGCCGTTGTCGGCACCATGGAGCATACTTGGAAAGCGCTGCAGAAGCGCTTCGGCGCGATGGAGGCAGAGACGATATCGGTCGCTGACTGCCGCGCTCACACCGAGGAACGGCGCGCCGTTCGTACCAAGCAGTGCCCTGAGGGTGTGCAAGACGGCACGATCCATACAGAGCTTGGCCATCTGCGAATGGTCCTGCTCTGGGCGGAGAAGAACAAACTCATCACGAAAGCGCCGCACATCGAGCGCCCGTCAAAGCCGGAGCCGAAGGACGCCCATCTTACACGCGAGGAAGTCCGCTCCCTCATCGAAGCTGCGAAAGCTCCGCATGTTGCCTTGGCGATTCGGTTGATGATCGGGACCGGCGCCAGGAATGAAGCCGCGCTGCAGCTTACCTGGGACCGAGTTGACTTCGAGCGCCGCATGATCCGGCTACGAAACCCCTTTGACAAGGCTAAGCGCAAAGGTCGTGCAACGATCCCGATCAACGACACCCTCTTCGAGGCGCTTGAGGCCGCGCACCGGCTCAGCGTCACGAACTATGTCGTTGAATGGGCCGGAGAACCGATCAAATCCATAAAGAAGGGCCTCAAGGCTGCCGGCACGGCGATCGGCCGTCCGGATGTTTCTCCGCATATGCTCCGACACTCCGCGGCGGTCTGGATGGCCGAGGACGGGCACAACATGGAGGAGATCAGTCAGTACCTTGGCCACAATGACGTGAAAGTGACGACCCGGATCTATGCGCGATTCTCACCGACACATCTGCGGAAGCTTGCGGACAGCCTGAACATCTAGGTGCACATAGTGCTCCTTAGGTTCGGAAAACCTGAAACTTGGAACGGAAACGGAACTTGCTGCCGGAAACGCCGTTAGGTTCGCTACACATAGTGCTCTTTTGCCGGATTTGCCGGGTGTTCAGCTAGGAGAGCAATGTTGACATCGTAGGGGTCACAAGTTCGATCCTTGTCACGCCCACCATCCCTCTTTCCTGGTTTCTCAGGCGTTTGCGCGGTTGACGACATAACCCGCTTTTTCACCTTCTCACGACTTTGATCCGGC